GCGCTCAATAACTACTGGGACTTCACGGCGGGCGATACGACGGTCAACATCCACGACATCATCGGGGTCTACCGGCTCTTCGCGAGCACCGAGAAGCCGGATGACGGGACGCGCATCATCTTGGATGGCTACGGCTTGGGAGGGGGGATTGATCTTTACAGCGGCGAGTCGCTTGGTTCGCACGTCAACTTGCACGCTGCCGGTAGCGTACTGATCGAAGCCCTGGGGGGGGCATAACCCTCACCTCTGGTGAGGGCGACGTCGACATTGATGCTGGCGCGGGAACGATCACGCTGAGCTACACGACTCGCCTCACCATGGACTTCGGAGGTACGACGCTTTCTTGGGAGGGTGTCTACACCTCTGCGCCTCCGGCGACGACTGTCTGGGGCTACATCAAGGTGACCACGACATGAGCATCTCTCTGACCGCGGATGGTGCTATCGAGATCACGGCGGAGGATGGAGCGGTCATCTTGCGGGGGGCCGGGATTCAGTTCTACGAGTGGTCGTCGAACCACATCACGTTCACCGGCTACACCGGGTTCACTACGCCGGGTACCAATTCCCGCTGGATCTGGGTGCTCGTCAATGGCGTTGACAAGCGCATCCTGACGGTAGGCGGCACGCGCATCCCGCTCTACTGGGACCCGGCGAACGCTCCTCAGTGGGTGGTGTCTACGGCGTATGCGGTTGGGAACAAGGTAGTCGGCGCGGCGGCGCCTGACTGGGTGACGGCAAATACGTACTACACTGGCGACTTGGTCGTGGGGAGCGCGGCGAACGTCTGCTACCGCTGCATCTCGAACCACACATCGGGATCGACTACGAGGCCGACATCTGGTGCGAGTTGGGCGACGTACTGGGCGCTCCGTGACGACCTGTCCTTAGTGCGCCTCTACCGCTGCAAGACGGCGCACACGTCGGCGGCGAACACCAGACCGCCGAACGGTACCTACTACTCGTGGTACTGGGAGCTGCGGAACGATCTGGACGATGGGCGGAAGTTGCTCTACATCGACACGTACTGAGGGGGGAGGACCATGCGGGCAGGGATCTCGGAAGCGGACCACTGGAAGCTCTTGGCGCTCAGGGAGGCTACGAGCCGGGCGAACGCCGAGCGCGCTGCGCACGAGGAGCACGCGGCGCACCTGCGCCGGCAGCTTGAGGACGAGCACCGGGCCGTGGATCAGGCGGCGCTCGCCGCGAAGAAGGCGCACGCAGTCTACCAGGCGGCGTTCGCGGACCTGTGCGCGCGAGCGGGGGCGGTGGGAGGCATTGCCAAGATCTCTGTCAGGCTCGAAGACGATCCGTCCAAGAGCTTTGTCGAGTGGCCGGATGATGCACAGCTGGGGGCGGGAGAGGGAGAAGGGGAAGGGATGGAGAAACGGGACCATGAAACCCTTGCCTCTAGTGAACCTCCTGCGGTACGGTAGGAACGAGGGAGATCGACTGGAATGATCCGAACCGACGGGAGGGTGTCACTGCATGATCCCGATCACTCGCGCAGTTCTCTGGGCAATCGCCGCGTTCGCTGCCGGTGTAGGCGTGGGGCTCTTGCTGTCTGGGTTCTTCAGAGAGCGCATGTCGTATCTCAGGCGTGGCGTGGCGGTGATCGTCATCATCGTTTGGCTCGGCTTCAATATCCGCTCGCTGATGAGTGCAGACTTCACAGTACCTCTGGCTTTGCACGGGTTGGCGGGAACGGTTGTCGGCTGGGTCTTTGGCGAGGACCTCTACTCTCGCAGGCAAGCGGCTAAGACGCAGAAGAGACGGAAGACGGACAAGGAAGGCTGAGGGGGGGCTTATGGCGGTGGACAGGACGCGGATTCGATACTGGCTCCTCGGGATTGGTGGTGGACTCGTCGTGGCGCTCTTGCTGGGCGTCGTCTTGCCGATTGTCTACTATCGGTACGTCCCTGTCTCGGCCTTTGTCGAGGTGAAGGGATTCGCCGCGGAGTGTGTGGAGAAGGGACAGCAGGTGCAGGTCTTGCTCCTGGATCGCTACAGTACCGGGGACTTCGTGGGCGAGATGTTCCTCGACCTTGTGCTGCGTGATGGGGCGGAGAAGGAAGTCCACACGTGGCGCCAGCCGGTATTCCTCGAAAGTGGTGAGCGTGAGATCGAGATCACAATCGACCTGCCGCGTGATCTCGTTTGCGGTTCGTACCGCTACGACGGGCTTCTGGTGTTCAAGGTGGGGCCGGGAGTTGCTCGAAAGCTCTCCTTCTCGTCGAACGTCTTCACCATTCTGCGGTAGAGCGGAGCGAAGGGGGTGTCGACCATGCGGGTGGTCGTCGTTCACAGCGGCGGGCTAGATTCGACTGTCTTGCTGGCGAGCCTCGTGGCACAAGGCCATGAGGTTCTTCCGTTCTCCGTCGACTACGGCCAGCGCCATGCGCGCGAGCTTCAGGCGGCAGAGGATGTGTGGCGACATTTCGGGGTGGAAGGGAAGCGGCTCGACCTGTCGGCGCTCTCTTCGATCTTCGACAGCTCGTCGCTGATCGAGGCGAGCGGCCAGGCGATCCCGGAAGGCCACTACGAAGCGGACTCGATGAAGTCCACGGTCGTCCCGAACCGGAACATGCTGCTGCTTGCGGCGGCTGCGGCGTACGCGATCAACTCGCAGGCGAATGCGGTGGCGTACGGGGCGCATGCCGGCGACCACGCGATCTACCCTGACTGTCGGGGGTCGTTCGTCTTGGCGATGACTGGGGCGCTCGCAGTCTGTGACTGGGAACCGATCCTGCTCCTCACGCCGTTCCTCTACATGACCAAAGCACAGATCGTCGCGCAGGGTGCGGAGGTCGGTGCGCCGTTCGGATTGACGTGGTCGTGCTACAATGGGAGGGAGAAGCACTGCGGCGTCTGTGGCACATGCGTGGAGCGTCGTGCTGCGTTCCGGTTGGCAGGAGTCATAGACCCGACAGAGTACGAGTGAGAGAAGGGGGAGAGATGAAGCGGGTAGCGGGCATCAGCATCGTCGTCGCGCTGGTCGTGGCGACGGTTCTCTTTGTGGCGAGCGGACAGCAAGCTGATCCATCGGAACTGACCTTCGTCAACGTGCCGTCGGGGAGCGCGTCGGATGATGTCGAGGCGTTCCGGCCCATCCTTGCGTGGGTGAGTGACCAGCTCGGCATCCCTGTCAAGTACGTGGTGGCGACAGACTACGCGGCGGTACTTCAGGCGATGAGGTTCGGCTTCGCAGACCTTGCGCGCGTCGGCGCGTTCAACGTGGTCCAGGCTGAAGCGTTGTTCGGTGCCTCGGCTTTGGTGGTGGATGTGAAGGCGAACACGCACCAGCCCTTCGACTACGCGCTGATCCTTGCCCGGACGGACCTCGGGATTCAGTCGGGGAGCGCGACGGCGGACCAGCTCAGGGGCCTGCGGTTGGCGTATGTCGATCCAACGTCGACGACGGGTGGCTTGGTGCCTCGGATGATGCTCCAGCGCCTCGGGTTGAAGGATGAGGACTTCTCCACGGTCTACTACGCGGGATCGCACGATGCGGCGATCATCGCTCTGGCGCAGGGGACGGTCGATCTCGCGTGCTGCAACGACTTCCGGCTTGGGAAGAATCTCGCGGCGGGGAACATCGCCGATGGGCAGTTCGTTGTCGCCCTACAGTCGGACCCGATTCCGACAAACGCGGTCATCGTGCGGCCGGGGTTCGCACCAGAGTTTCTCGCGCGACTCACAGCGGCGTGGTTGAGTGTGCCGAAGGAAGCGTGCGCGCCGTTTGCGTTGGATGGATTCGCGTCGGCGGCTCCTGACCCGTTCGGAGTGATTCGTCAGATCGTCGACGAGCTTGACTACGCACCTGACGCATAGGGGTGTCTGGTGGCTTGTCCTGCCGTTGGGGCTCGCCCTCGTCTCGTGGTGCATGGTGGAGACGGAGACGAGCCCTGTCGCTTTGGTCAAGGGGTTCCCGAACATCGTGCAGTACATCGCCTCGATGTGGCCGCCGGCCTGGGCGAAGGTGCCGAGTCTCCTCAAGCCGTTGGGGGAGAGCTTGGCGATTGCTCTCGTTGCGACGTTCTGGGCGTCGCTCGGTGCCGTGGTGATGGGCCTGTGCGCTGCGCGGAACGTCTGTCCGTGGCCGTGGCTCTACCACGGGGCGCGGATGGTGCTCAACGTGCTGCGCGGAATCCCGTCGCTTCTCTACGCGCTGCTCTTTGTGTCGATGGTCGGCCTCGGGCCGTTTCCTGGCGTCTTGGGACTCGTCTTCCACTGCACCGGGGCGATGGGCAGATACTTCGCGGAGGCGTTCGAGGCCGCAGACATGGAGCCAATCGAGGCGGCGAAGGTGGATGGAGCGTCGCGGTTCCAGATCGTCGTTCACGTCCTGTTGCCGGGGACGAGCTACCTGCTCATCAGCTATGTTCTCTACTACCTGGAATACTGCGTCCGTAGCTCGACGATGCTCGGCCTAGTCGGGGCGGGGGGAATTGGTGTGCCGCTCCTTGTGTCGATACGCTTGTTCAGGCCGAAGGAAGTTGCGGCGTGCATGCTCGTGATCTTGGCGGCGGTCTTCTTGATGGATCGGGGGAGCGCGGTCATCAGGAGGAAGGTACTAGGGGAGACAAGGGGGCTGTGATGCGGGCAATCATCTTGGCTGCGGGCGACGGCGGGCGGATGGCGGGGAGCGTCAGAGGTGGAGTGGCAAAGCCCCTCCTCTACACGCCGAATGGGAGGACGGTCCTCGCGGAGATTGTCGGAGCGATGACGGAGGTCGCTCTTGCGCGCGGCGAGGCGTTGGATGTGGTGATCGTCGGCGGGCGGTATGCGAGCGAGCTTCAGGAAGAGGCGCGTCGCCTTTCTTCCCGGTTGGAAGTCTTCTACAACACTGACTGGCAGACGTCTGATAACCTCTACTCGCTGTCGTTGGTTGCTGACCGGATCGAGGCGCCGACGGTTGTCATCAACGGCGATACGATGGTGGCGCCGTACCTCTTGCTGCGGCTGATGGAGAAGGCGGAGGATGTCGGGGTCTCTCGGCTTGTGAGGGAGGATAGCGATCACGCCGGCGTGTTCGCGGTGGGGAGGACGGAGGGGGCGGAGCGGGTCCGTGCGGTGATGGCGAAGCTCTTGGGGCGCACAGGGGAGTGGTGCTTCCAGCAGCGGCATCTCTTCGACTGCGGGGAGTTGGGGGCGGTGGCGACTGTCGGTGTTCCGAGCGAGTTCATCCTTGAACTAGATACGCCTGACGACTGCGTGGAGATGGCGAAGCGAGGTCCTTTCAGATGGCTAAGCGGCAGCGTGTAGCGATCCTGACGCCGAGCTTCTTCGATCTCTCGGGTGGGTCCGTGTGCATGGGAGGCGGGGAGCGGTATCTCGTCGACATTCGCCAGTTGCTTCGAGAGATGGGGTTCGACGTCCTCGTGTACCAGGCGTCGACTAATGAGCCATGGACGGCCTACTACAAGCGCATGGAGGTCCGCTCGTTGGGAGTGGCGACCTCTCTGTTCACGCCTGATGGGAAGCTGGGGGAGGCGTTCGAAGCGGCGACACGGGATGTGGAGCGCGCAATCTACTTCCGCTTCGATCTCGGCGGGCCGTCTCCAAAGGAGCGGAGCATCGGTGTCTCGCATGGTGTGTGGTGGGATCTCCGGGGACCCGCCGGCAACGCCTTCCGTGAGCCAGAGGGGTCGAAGGCCGTGACCGACGCGATCAGGCCATTGGCGAGGGTTGTGGCGAATGACACGAACATCATCAACTACGTCCGTGGCGTGGCGCCGGGGCTCGATACGAAGTTCTGCTACATCCCGAACTATGTCGACACCCAACTCTTCACGCCCGGGGATGGGGTGCACCAAGGGTTCCACGTCATGTTCCCACGGCGACTATGCGAGGCGCGTGGAGTGGACCTGACGATCGAGGCGGCGCGGCTCTTGCTCCCTGAGATCCCTGACATTCACTTCGACTTCTTCGGGTCCACGGCGTCGGGTGCTGGCGATCAAAGATGGAAGAGGGAGATCGCTCTCCTGGCAAAGGAGGCAATGGGCCGAGTCTCGTTCCGTGGCCTGGACATGGCGAAGATGCCCGAAGCCTACAGGGGAATGGATCTCGCGCTCATCCCGACGCGTGGGGCGGAAGGAACATCACTCAGTTGCCTGGAGGCGATGGCGAGTGGTGTGCCGGTGGTGGCCTCGGTCGTCGGCGGGCTCCCGAACATGATCGTCGACGGGTTCAACGGTTACCTGGTCCAGCCGACGGTGCCGGAACTCGTGGCGGCGATTCGTAGAGCGTACGAGAATCGGGGCGAGCGCCTGCGGTTTGCGGACTGTGCGCTCGAAGTGGTCCGCTCGGCGTTCGACTACCGGACATGGCGAGGGAAGTGGGAGCAGGTCATCGGGGAGGTGTTCTAAGCGTGGGCGTCCACTTCATCAATCCTGGGGCTGGATACGCTCACCTCGTTTCGATGTTTGTCTGGGCGATTGCCAAACACCTGCCGCCTGAGGTTGAGGTGAGCGTCGGGGCTGCTGCGGACCCGTTGCGGTTCAACGTCCATTTCTTCCGCGAGGAGACGGACGTCTTCGGGAGGCCGAGGGAGTGCTGCGACCTCTACATATCGCACGGGATCTTGCAGAAGGTCTTGGGGACGACGGTCGAACGCCTGTCGCAGTTCGACTACATCGGAGTACCCGGGCCGATGGCCGCGGACTGCTTGGCGGCGAGAGGTGTGGAGCGGGCGAAGATGGTGACGGTCGGCCATCCGGGCCTCGACGAGGCGTTCCGCTGGCATCAGGCGTTCGCCTCTGATCCTGCGCTCAAAGAGTTCTACGGGCAGCACGTTCTTCGAGATGCGAGGCTCGCGGCGAAGAATCCGAAGCCGGTTGTCCTCTGGGCGCCGTCGCACAGTGCGTTCATCGGCGAGTACGTCCTGCCGCCGCTCTACTTCTCGAAGGCGCTCGACGCGGCGCATGAGATTGTCAGGGTAGGGCACCCTGCGGTGTCGGGGCGGTCAAGTGTTCTGGCGCGCGACGTCCTCCACTTCGCGAAGGCGTGCATCGGCGATGTCTCGGGGACCGTGTTCGAGGCATGGGCGCTGGGGGTGCCGGTGGTGTTCCCGGACTGGCTTATCGGAGAGTTCGTCGTCGCGCAGTGCGGGGACGCGCCGCTCGGCAGGGTCTATTCTGAGGGGATCGGGAGGCATGTCCAGTCGCCGGAGGACTTCCCGGCGGCTGTCAGGGAAGCGGTGAACGAGGGGATCACGGAAGAGGAGAAGCGATTCATCGACAGCTACCTGCCGGTCGAGTTGCGCGGGTCGAGCGGAAAGGCGGCAGCGGCGTTCCTCCGACGAGTGAGGCGCGCATGGGTGATGGAGAAGGAGGAGACAGATGCGAGTCTACAAGACGCTGATGATCGAAGCGGCCCACAAGCTGCCTGAGTACGAGGGGGCATGCCAGCGGATGCACGGGCACTCGTACAAGGTCGAGGTCTGGGTCGATGGGGCGATCGGAACGGATGGGATGCTGGTCGACTTCGCGAAGATCGGCGCGCTGGTGCGCCTCTTCGACCATCAGCTCCTCAATGACATGCCGCAGTTCAAGAAGGGTGTGGAGCCGACGGCGGAGAACATGGCGAGGATCATCGCTGCGCACATCTTCTCGCTTCCGTGTGGCGGGGAGAAGCATGGGGCCTGCGTCAGGGTCTGGGAGACGGTCGGAAGCTACGCGCAAGCAGTGATCGGTGGGATGACTGAGGGGCCGTGCTATGCCTGAGAAGAGCTACAGGATCATGGAGATCTTCTACTCGCTCCAGGGCGAAGGGGCGAACGTCGGGGTGCCGGTGGTCTTCGTACGATTCGCAGGCTGCAACCTCCAGTGCCCGTGGTGCGATCAGCCGGTGACGGATGTCGTGGAGATGAGCGCGGAGGAGATCATCAATCAGGCGCGTGCTGCCGATCTCTACGGAACGAGCAAGCGGGTGATCTTCACGGGCGGTGAGCCTCTCCTCCAGCTGAGTGGCGAGCTACTCTCTGGATTCCACCACCTAGGATGGTGGCAAGGGCTCGAAACGAACGGCACGCTCTGTATCCCGGAGGACGAACTCGACTGGGTGACGGTCAGCCCGAAGGTTGGGGCGCCGCTCGATGCGAGCGTGGCGCGAGAGGTGGACGAGATCCGCGTCCCGGTGACGAAGGAGACGGGGGAAGGTTGGCTCTTGCACTTGCGTTCTGCGTATCCTGATGCGGAGCACATCCTGTCGCCGGTGTTTGATGGATGGGAGATCAATCAGGACAACGTCAGGCGGGCGCTGGAACTCGCGTATCGTGTCGAAGGATGGCGGGTCAGCGTCCAACTGCACAAGCTGTTGGGGATCAGGTGAGGGAGCACAAATGGCACAACAGAAGATGGCGCATCAGGCGTTGGTCGAGAAGCTCGGGGAGGCTGTGACACTGCTCGTCGGCGAGGAGATGGCGCAGAGTGATGGCCTCCGGGGAACGCCAGAGCGCATCGCTCGGATGTGGGAGGAGCTGACGAGCGGCGCGGCGGTGGACGTCGATGCGCTCCTCAGTCGTGTGTTCTCCTCGTCCTACGACCAGATGGTGGTGGTCAGGGACATCGACTTCGTCTCGACGTGCGAGCATCACCTCATGCCGTTCTGGGGAACGGTGTCCGTCGGCTACTTGCCGTCGGGGGGAAAGGTTGTCGGCTTGTCGAAGATCGCCCGTCTCGTCAAGGCGTTCGCTAGGCGCTTCCAGATCCAGGAGCGCATGACGCAGCAGATCGCGGAGGCGTTGGCTGGGCACCCGGTTCTCAGGCCGGCGGGTGTCGGGGTGGTAGTCCGAGCGACGCACAGTTGCATGAGGTTCCGCGGCGCGGAGTCTGAGGGAGAGATGGCGACGTCGTGCCTTCTCGGGACGTTCCGAGATGAGCCGACGACGCGAGCGGAGTTCTTCAGCCTGATCGAAGGAGGACGGAGATGACGCAGAGGGAAGGAGAGGGGCTGCAATCGTTGGGGGCGAAGGAGACGCGCTACCCGACGGCGCCGGATGTCTCGATCTTGGAGACGTTCTCGAACAAGGCGCCGGGGCGTCCGTACAAAGTCGAGTTTCAGACTGCGGAGTTCACGTCTCTGTGTCCGGTGACCGGTCAGCCTGACTTCGCGACGATCACCATCGTCTACCAGCCGCGCGAGTTGTGCGTCGAGTCGAAGTCGCTGAAGCTCTACCTCTTCGCCTTCCGCAGCTTCCAGGGATTCATGGAGTCGATCACGAACAAGATCTGCGACGACCTTGTGGCGCTCCTCAGTCCGCGGTGGATCATGGTCGTCGGGGACTTCAACGCTCGCGGCGGGATCACGACGCGGGTGGTGGCGGAGAGTGGGAAGGAAGAGGCGGCGGAGGAATAGCGTGACGTCGGTTCAGGAGTTCTGCGACCAGCACTCTGCCCTCCTCTTGTCGTTCGAAGAGTGGCGAGCAGAGAGTCCGAGGACGCGGATTCACGACCTCGCGTTCCCGGTGCTGTGCGGGTATCACGGACTCTTGGATCAGATGAGGGCTGGTCGCGCGTTTCTCTCGGCTGGCGCGGTCATCATGGACACTACCACGGGGTGCACGGCGTACTGCGTCGACGGGGTGGTAGCGGGGCGGCTCGCCGCTGAGGTGGAGGGGCTGAAGCTGCTGTCGAGTGATCAGCTACGGACTCCGATTCATGGTACGCAGCAGAAGGAGACACTCTGGGATCTCGGGCGAGTGTTCGACCCGCAGGCGTATGATGGGAAGAAGAGTCGCTACAACCACCTCACCTACCCGTTGCGCTGGCTGGCGGATCATGGCTGCGAGAGCATCGAGGTGACGCCGGGGAACGCCGCGGAGTTCTTGCCGGTGATGAGGGATCTCTTCGACCGATGGGCCGCGGACAAGGCGCGGCGGATCTCTGAGCGGAACCCGTTCGACCTTCGGCAGTTCGTCGCGTCCGGGTACTGGCGAGTCATCGTCAGATGGCTGGAGGAGTTCCGGGCGTTCTTCGATGCGCACATCCGGTTGGTGATGGTTGAAGGCAAGCCGTTTGCGATCTGCTGTCTCTACATCGACGGCGCCGTGGCGTTCGACATGACGTACGCGACGCTGCACTTCGTGGAGGGGGCTCATTCGCAGGTGGCAAACTACGTCAAGCTCTGGGTGCTGCGCGAAGTCGCAGAGCGCGGCGTGCAGTGGGTGAACGGCGGGCTGACTCTGAACAAGAGGCTCGGGACGTTCAAGCATGGCTGGCCCTTCTACGAGGTGGGAGCGTACCTCTACACACTCTGATGCGAATCTACCAGGCTGTTGCGAACTCGTTCGGATGGGATGCAGTCGAAGAGATCACGCCGCACATGCTGATCTCGTACCACTTCCTGCGGACTCTTGGGCCGGCAGACCGGCTGCTGTCGTCGATCGCTTTGTTCCCTGGTGACGTCATCATCGACTCGGGGGCTTTCAGCGCGTGGACAAAGGGAGCGACAATCCCTCTCGCCGACTACGTGGCGTTCGGCAAGGCGCTGAAGGAGGTCGCCCAAGCGCGGTGCCTGGAGTTCATCAACCTGGATGTCATTCCGGGGCGGTTCGGAGACAAGCCGACGAAGAAGGAGGTCGAGTACAGCGCGCAGAAGGGCTGGGAGAACATGGCGGAGATCGAAGCTGCTGGCCTCCCGTGTCTGCCGGTCTACCACCAAGGGGAGGGATTCGCCTGGCTTCAGAGGATGGTGGAGGAGCGACCACGCTTCTGTATCTCGCCGCAGAATGGGTTGGGAACAAACTCGCACCTGGCGTTCTACGAGGAGTGTATCGGGCGGCACGTCGAGGCGTTCCGGTCGGGGAGGATTCGCGTACACGGGCTGGCGGTGACCGGGCTCCGAGAGATGCTCGCTCTGCCCTGGTTCTCTGTGGACAGCGCGTCGACTTCGATCTGTGCGGGCTACGGTATCATCATCACGTGGACGGGCAATCCAGAGGGGTTCGCGTACAACAGGCTGAGCGAGGAGCCGGATCTACCAGTCGATCCTGCGCTGCGTGGCCGCGGGACAGGGCCGTCGTTGGCCCGGTTGAGGAGGAACGTCGGGGAGATGCTGAAGGCTGAGAAGGATCTAACGCGCATCTGGGCGCTGCGGGGGGTGTCGTGGGATGAGTGATCTGCTCGAACGCTTCCAGGTCGTCGAGGTGGCACAAATGCGCAAGGCCCCTTGGAATATCAAGGGGGATGATGCGGGGAAGACGCAGAAGCTCAAGGCGTCGATGACAGAGAACGGCGTCATCAAGTCGTGCAACGTCCGCGAGCTTGGGGATGGCACCTACGAGATTCTGGATGGCAACCACCGTCTCGACGTGTTCCTCGATCTGGAGATCGGGCAGGTGCTGGCCTACAACCACGGACCGATCTCGGAGGAGGAGGGCAAGCTCATCGCCCATCAGCTCCTGCCGCACTTCGATGTCGACCGCGAAAAGCATCGCCTCGTGATCGAGCGGCTCACGGCGAGCGGGGTGACGATCGGGGAACTCTCGCGCACGACGCGGTGGAGTGAGGCCGAGCTTCGCGGGATTGTCACGCGGATGGATCTCGGGGGCATCGAGAAGGTGCCGGAGCCGGGGGAGGGTGAAGGCGAGGGCGATGGTGGCGGCGGAGGGAAGCAGAAGCGGCCGACGCTCACCTTCTTGTTCGGCGACAAGGCCGAGCGTGACGGGGCGGTGGATGGGTTGTCGACGGTCGCCCGCGCCATTGGCGCTCGAGGGGGGGAAGGATGGAAGAGGCCAAGCTGTTCTCCACCTTGCTCGCATGTCACAGGAAGTACCTGACGAGAAGCTGCTGCCGGAGGTGAGTCATGCCCAAGGCTAAGGCTAAGGCGAAGGCGCCGCGGTTCCCGGTTCCGGTGCTCACCGTGCTCCCAGTCGCGTTGTGCGATCCGGCGCCGTGGAACTTCCGGGGTGAGAACCCGGAGCGACAGGCCACGCTGTCTGAGAGCTTGAAGCAGAACGGCCAGATCCAGAACCTCAACGTCAGGGAGAAGGAGGACGGGCGCTACGAGGTGTTGGATGGGAACCATCGCATCGTGAGCCTCCAACAGATGGCGGTCGACGAGGTGGTGGTCCTGAACCACGGGCCGCTCACAGTTGAGCAGGGGATGAAGATCGCACAGGAGCTTGTCGAGATGTTCGATGTCGAGGCAGGGAGGCAGGCTCCGGTCATCAAGGAGCTTGTGGCGAAGCGTGGCGTCGACGACCTTGCGCGTAGCATCCCACTGTCGGCAACGAGGATCTCTCTTCTAGCCTCGCTCACGGAGTTCAAATGGGATGGGTTCGGGCAGAAGAAGGATGCGCCAGTCACACGGGAGGAGAAGCCGGAACTCATCGTCACCCTGGCGAACGATCTAGAGCAGGCCGAGGTCGAGCTGGCGCTTTCCCGCATCATCCGCCTCTCGGGGGGGATGAATGATGTCGTCGGAAGGGGCAAGGCTCTCCTCTTGCTCCTGGGGGCGTTCGAGCGACTGGGGAGCGCGAAGCCGACGGAATAGCGAGGTCGAGGCTGGTTCGTGGAAGTGTGGCGGGGCCCGTGCGCTCCGCCTTTCCTTTTGCTGGTGGTTGGTGTGACTGCTTATCGTGCTTGTATTCCTTGACGATCCGTGTATAATCATAACATCAAGGCGTTGAAAGGGAGGCAGGAACATGAACCAGAGCAGCGTAGGCCAAGGCGGAAGGATGCACCCGATCGAGGATCTGCCGGAAGAGGCGCGGGCAATTATGCGCGAGTGCGTACGGGTAGCCCGGCGCGCGAACCAGCTGGCCGAGAAGCTAACCGGGACGTCAGGGAAGGCGCTGGAACTCTGCTTGATGATGGGGGTCGTCGCGCAGAAGGTTGACGAATGCGCGGAAGCGATCCGGCAGACGGTTGGTGAGGAGTAGCCATGACGAAGGTGCAAGCGGAGCTCAAGCGGGAAGTCCTCCAGCAGTGGGAGGTTCTCGGCGGGGCGCGGATCGACAGCGTCGTGTGCCGGGGCAATGGCACGGTCGAGTTTCGGCGCTCCTACTTCTACCACGGCGGGCTGACGGCGAAGCGGTGGGCTGATCTGGTCCAGAAGGCGCTGCCTGCTGGTTGGGAAGTGTGCGCGGCGCTTGACGAGTACCGATCCTGGCCGACTCAGAGCTACCTGGCGGCAGTCGTTCAGCCGAAGGCATAAGGGGGCGAGGGAGATGCAGAGCGTAACGATGCAGGCGGTGCGGGAGATCTTCGAGACGATGCGCCGCGAAGACAGCCAGGTGACGTGCGGCGGCTGCTTGTGGCGTACGGTGTGTCGACGGATCGAGCGGCTGGAGGATGGGGACAACGGGACGTGTGTGGCGGCGGTGCCGGGGAGGGATGAGCAGTGAAGCTCTACAACCGGACCACGATCCCAACGGAAGTTCTGGAGGCGATCATCGTCCAGGCGGGGCGTAACGTCGGGGCGCGGACGAGCGGTGTCGTTGCGAAGGTGACCAGGGGCCGCTCGTACTGCGTCAGCGGAGTTGCGAAGAAGTGCACCCACATTCGCCACTGGTTCCTCATGGGGAAGAGTTGCCCGAAGTCGCCGGAGGCGCAGCGCACCGCGCGATGGGGCCGAACGGATGGCGGCTACTTCACGATGACGGTCGGAAGGATCGAGGCGACTGCTGGTCTGTACCACGGCACGAAGTTGGCCGAAGAGGTCTACGAGACGGCGCTGCATGAGTGGGCGCATATCGCCGACTACCAGAGTCCGCTCTACGGGACGCCGGCGCTTGCCTGGTCGAAGCCCGGGGCGTCGGGGCGTCGGTGTGCTTGGAAGAGGCGACCGGAGGAGATTCGCGCTCAGGACGCGGTATACAAGGCGAAGGAGAAGGCGAGGAAGCGCCTAGTCAAGAAGCCAGAAGCGGCGCTCTTGCAACTCGCGCACTTCTTTGCGGGGGAGGGCCAATGACACAGGCTGAACATGAGGAGGCGGTGCTGCGCCTTCGGGCGATCGATGACCGGCTCGTGGCTCTTGAGCGGATCGAGGCTAGTGGCCCGTTGGTGAGGAAGGAGAAGAACGAGCGGGCGGCGCTCAGGTCGGAGCGGAAGCAGCTGCTCGCTGCATACCGCGAGTCGAAGAGTTCGGAGGGCAAGCGATGAAGGGGACGACGTGCCGTGGGGTGAAGTGGGAGGCGACGACCGATGGCAAGGTCGTCTGGGTGAACGGCGAGCCCGGATGCTTGGCTCGGCTCAGCCAGATGTCTGGTGAGGTGTTCGACGAGCACGGGAAGGCGTTCAAGGTGCTGGTCCCTCCGATGTGGGAGGAGTGGGAGGCTGCGGTCTACGAGGTCTGGGGGATCGCCCTGCCGTCTGAGCTTCGGCCAAGCTGGGCAGAGCGGTGTTCGGTGTGCGGCGTGCAGATCGGGAGCGAGCGGTCATTCGAGTCGGGGGATGGGAAGAGAATCCACTTCGCATGCGTCCGCCGAGAGGCGCAGCGTGGTTGATGCTGGGGCGCAAATGGTCTTCCTGCCTCTAGCTCTGTGGAAGTGATGCCTCGACGTGCGCCGTGCTTGTATTCCTTGACGGTTCGTGTATAATCATGATATCGAGGCCGGAAAAGGGAGGCAGGAGCATGAACAAGAACGACCAGAGTGAGAAGACGATCGAGATCGGAACGGAGATCTACTACACCGGCGACATGGCCAACCAGGAAGGGTGCGGAGCGGTCATCGCAGGGCCGCGCAATGGCGAGTGGTTGGTCGGGTTGGACGACGGGCGCGCGTTCTGGGTGTCGGAACTTGGAATTGGCACGACCTACAACGGGACGTGCAATCCACGGTTCGTCCTCGCGTCGGCGCGAAGGGCGTTCCGCGAAGATGTGATGTCGAAGCTCCAGAGGGCAGGGCGATGAGATGTGGCACGAGGTGGGTGGCACCGGGATGTGGGGAGACGGTAGCGACGCTCCGCGAGGTGCTGGAGCAGGCGGACGATGACGGACGGGGCGAGGGCCGAACGGCGCTGGAGATCACAGATCGTAACCACCTCCAGCCGTACGACCTGGTGCGGATGAACATCGCGCTCGCGAGCGTGGAGAGGGCAGGGAGATTCTTCTCCTCTGCTGGCGAGAGTGGGCTGGTCGTCGAATGAAGATGCGGGCGGCAGAGACACGGAACCTGAGCGGCGCGGAATCGCGTCCAAGCAGCACCGCGACCTCTCTGAAGGTCGCCAGGTGGAGTCCTGTCGCCTCGCCTCCCTATGCTGTGGGGGCGATGAAGCTGGCGAGCAGCGGGGTTCCTGAAGTCAGGGGACATGAGCCGAGCGGCCTGATAACCCGCTCGCGGGTATGCCGGCGCAACGCCGCAAGCTCCCGAACCGCTGCCCTGCCTCCCTATTGGTAGCGAAGGAGCGGAGAGATGGTGAGGAGATGCACGCCGGGACCGTGGACGAGGAAGTACGGCAACATCGTGTACCAAGGAGCAAACCCGATGGTCGCCGGGAGGATGATCGCGCAGTGCTTCCCGTCGTCTGGGACAGCGGAGGAGTTGGAGGAGGCGTGGACGAACGCTGACCTCGTAGCCGCTCTCCCTGACCTCGTGCAGACGCTCGGCGAAGCGGATGAGGCGCTGTCATGGCTTGCTCATAGCTGTCTTCAGGCTGACGACAACGTGGGACACGACCGCGTCGACCAGATGCGTTCGTCGATCCGCGCCGTTCTCCACGGCCTTCCTGAGATGGGAGGGGATGGCGCAGGGGCGGTGCCTACGCTGCTCCGTGGGGAGATGGCGGCGACCGGGACGATTGCAGTTCGGGAGACGGGGAAGGAACACGAGGGGCGCGAGGTGTTCAGTCTCTTCGGACTCGTAGCGGTGCATAGGATCGTTGGGCTCAAGGGCGAGCATCAGTACCCGATGGCGGTCGGCGCCGACGGAGTGCTGCGGCTTGGGGTGGAGGAGGCCGTCGATCAGACCGTCCGCTTCCGGGGCCTTGGGATACCTGGGGCGCTTCAAGAGCCGGTGTGGAAGGTCTAGGGCTTGAAGTCGAGGTCGGTGGCGCAAAGGAAGCGCACAAGGCTGTGGTCCTTGGGATACGGGTTCGATTCCCGTCCGACCTACCAGCTCCGGGGAATTGCAGACCGCCGGCGAGGACAGCCAGTCTGCGGCGAGAATTGACGGCGACCCGGGGCGCACGGAGAGTAGCGCAGCCTGGCAGCGCACTCGCCCTGGGAGCGAGGGGCCGCGGGTTCGAATCCCGCCTCTCCGACCACAGAGAAGGAGCGGAGGAGAAGGAGCGCAGAGCGTACAAGGAGGCGTTATGCGAGAGGGGAAGCTGTGTCCAGACTGCGGTGGCGTACTCAAGTACGACGACGAGCTTGACTGGTACATCTGCCAGGGGTGCGGTGGCGAGTTCGATCCAGAAGAGATCGAGGACGAGGATGATGATGTCGTCGACGAAGAAGCTGATGACGGCGACGAGGAGGAGTGAGAGAGGTGCCAACGGACACACTCAAGCGGGCGACTCACGACATCTCGCGGAAGGAGTTCGCGAAGGGTCTGGAGGCGCGGGGGCTGATGGTGGACGAGAACGGTTACGTCCGAAGGGGAGGGGAGATCTTCTCGCCGCCGGCGTTCCGCGACATCGGGCGCTTGGGGTCGCGGTCGCAATTCTTCCGCAGGGGGACGCTGAGCGCGGCGATCCAGAAGCTCGACGCGGAAGAGGTGCAGGGGTGAACGCGAAGGAGAAGGAAGAGGCGCGCAGGGCCTGGGTGGACTTCGAGCGGAGCCTCGCGCGAGTCGCTGAGTCCGCTGTCTACGTCCGCTCTCTCATGCTGTCGGACAAGCGCGTGCCACTGGAACAACTCAAGAAGCTCGACCGGGCGCTGTCGGAGGCGCGAGCCGAGACGCGGGCGACGATCGGAAGGGAGAAGGGGGCGGAGAAGTGTCAGACCCGCGGGGCAGTCTGAGGCCGTCGGTCGTTCAAGACGATCACCTGACGTTCCTCGATCAGTGGTGGGCAACGACGAAGGAGTACAAGGGGCGTTCCACGGCGCGGCGGGCGCTCGAAGCGGAGTTCGCGAGCCTGACGACGGCGGAGGCGAAGGCGGTCGTCGAGTACTGGCAGATGACGAACGGCGCGTCTTGGCGCTGAGGGGGGGGGGCGGAGGTGGACCAGATCAAGGTATCTTTCGGCGTGAAGTGCGGGGAGTGCTCGAAGCCGTTGCCGGTCCGGCGGTATGACGTCGGGCGGGCGGGTGGTCACGACTTGGCGATTGAGGTCGACATCTGTGAGGAGTGCGTGCAGGTGGCTGCTGCGCGAACGCTGAACCTCCGAGAGCCGGTGCTTCGACTCGCTGGTGTGATGGAGGTGCGGCTACGAGCGAACGACCACAAGGGCCATTGGAGAGGCCGCGACGACGCCTACCTAATGCGGAGGCTCCGCGAGGAAGCGGAGGAGCTATTCGCTGCCGTTGAGCAAGGGGCCGCGGTTGAGGAGATCGAGAGAGAGGCTGCGGACGTCGCCAACTTCGCGATGATGATCGCGGACAACGCGAGGCATCCAGAAGGCGTGTGACGGCGTCTGGGGTGTCGTGACCGGCTGAGCTTCAGGCCGGGGCGCGGGCATTTCTTGCGTGAGGTTCTGGCCTCTGCTTCCGTGTGCTACTAATCCTTCGCGTGCCGGGTGCTTGTATTCCTTGACGATCCGTGTATAATCATAATATCAAAGCAGGAAAAGGGAGGCAGGAACATGAGGACGATGCGAGCGACCAGAGAGCAAGCAGCGCAGTGGTGCCGCGAGGGGCGCATGGAGCAAATGAGCGAGTGGACGCGGGAGACGAGCGGCGGGTGCGCGGAGTTTCGTTTCACGCGCAGCGGGCGCCGGTTCTGGATGCAGGCGGAGTAGCGAAGTGCGCGGCTCGTTGGGAGTCGCGCGGGAAGAGGGAGGCAGCAACATGGCAGAGCGGATCGTCCAGAGGAAGAAGCTCGGAAGCATCGGCGTGGATTCGGGGCAGGTGATGGTCTGCGACCCTTGCTACCTGAACGACTGGAAGGATACCGAGTTCGCGGGTGGGGTCACCCAGGAGTATCGGACCAAGGCGTTCGACTACGACGGCGCGTGCCGAGAGACGTGCTACGCGCCGGAGAGTGGTGGGGCGCTTGGCGGGTTCTTGGCGGTCGTCGCGTCCAGCGGCTACGGGGATGGGGAATACCCGGTCTACGCCGACTACAACGCGGAGGGGCGCATCGTCCGGCTCGTGATCGATTTCTCGGATTGCGAGGAAGAGACGCGGGCGGCGTTTGAGGAGGAGGACGACGATCAGTAGACGGCATCCGGCGGGGCGTGGTCGTTGACTGCGCCCCGTGCGGGGCTTGTATTCCTTGACGATCCGTGTATAATGAGTGTATCGAGGAAGGAAAAGGGAGGCAGGAACATGAACGGACTCAGGAGCAGTGGGCGGAACGACCACCAGGCGAAGCGCGAATACTGGGAGAAGAGAGGGCGAGCGATTGCGATGCAGAAGGTCGCCACGACACTCGCACACGTCGTCGGGTCGAAGGTTGTCGCCGGCTATCCGATTGAGCACTCGGCTGGTGGGATGGTTGTCCACTACGAGAGTGGCTACTCCGATCACTACGACTTTATGGGGAATCTCACGGGCCACAACGCCTGGAAGGCTCTGGAGGTGGAGTGAGATGGCGACGACCGAGAAGGCACTGCTGGCGTTGAGCGAACTCGCGGACCTCTTCAGGACTCCAGAGGTCCTTGTCGACACCGTGGCGATCGCGGCAATCCCTGGCGATGACGGGCGTCCACTGAGCCGTTGGTCGCTGTGCAACCGGATGATCTGCGCGATGAATGGAACGGCGGATGCGCGCACCTTCAACCAATGGCGCGAGGTTGGGCGCTTCGTCAAGGCTGGCTCGCACTCGTTCTGTCTCTTGGCACCTAACACGAAGAAGGTGGAGGAGAAGGCGAAGCCAGGGCAGGAGAAGGGCGAGGAGCGGGTCGTCATCACGGGGTTCCGGTGCTTCCCGGTGTTCGGTGTCGAGGATACGGAAGGCGAGCCGCTTCCAGACTTTGCGCCGAAGGAGATGCCGCCGCTCATGGAAGTGGCGAGGGCGTGGGGCATCTCGGTGACGTGGCAGCCGAATGGTGGGGCGCCGTACCTCGGGGCGTTCGGGAAGAAGGCGCAGGCAATCACATTGCTGAGCTATTCAGAGGGGGTCTGTTTCACGAGCTGATGCACGCTGCGGACTCTCGGTGTCAGGCGGAGTGGAAGGGAGGTCAGGACGCGAATCAAGAAGCGGTAGCGGAACTCGGGGCGGCGGTTCTCGCCCGGTTGTTCGGGGCGCGGATCGACGCGCATGCGTGGAAGTACGTCAGTCAGTACACCGAGAACCCTGAGCAAGCGGTGCGTCGGCTCCTGCCGCGCATCGAACGGGCGTTCAGGGAGATCTTCTCTGCGGCTCCAGATGGGGCCGCTGCTGTGAAGGAGTGAGCGGAGAGATGCCAAAGAAGGAATTGCTCGACAAGCTGTCGATCTACATCCCGAAGTCGAAGCTGCCGAAAGAGCCAATCCAACGGCTCTTGGCGCTCGGCGCGAAGAAGGACCGCTCGGTCAACTATCTCGTCGTTGACGCGATCCTCCAATACCTCGACCGCGAGGAGGCGAGGAAGTAGCGGACGGGAAGGGCCGGGGCCTGGTGACGGCCTCGGCCTTCTTCCTGAGGAGGTGCGGAGATGCTGAAGAAGTACCGGGTCATCAAGTGGCTTGGGCCGTGGGAGGTTGTGAAGTGAGCCAACGGGCGGAGGCAGTTGCCGACGTGCGGTGTGCGCGCTCAGGGTCGATGGTTGGCTTCACTCCGATGACGCCAGGGAGTGGATCAACGAGCGATTGGTGAGCGAGGGCTGGCAGTGGCTCGGCGTGACGTTGTGGGTCGATGGGCGGTTCGCGGATGAAGTCCTTGCGGGGCTGGTGGAGGCGGGGCTGTTGGTGGTGGCGGAATGACGAGGACGAAGGCGACGGCGAACGAGCAGCTGATCCACATCACAACAGGCTCGAAGCTCATGGCGCTCCGCGACGATGGGGGGGAGACCGTCACTTGCATGGTGGAGGTGTGCAAGCGCTTCGCCTTGCCTCTCGACCAGTTCAAGACGGAACGACTTGTCTTGGGGGGTGGCACTCAGAGCTACGCGGGGCCGGGAGATGTCTTGGAGTTCCCGGTCGCGGACTTGGTGCGTGTGAGGTTGGAAGAGTGCTCACAGTGCCACGGCGTCGGGCGCGTCCTTGAACCGATCACGAAGGCGAAGGAGGGGAAGAGAAGCCTGCACGCAGAAGGGCCGAAGGATGCGCCTGATGCGATCCGCCGGGCGCTGAACGTCCTTGTCGACCCAGACTTGCGATGGTTGGTGCGGGAGTTCTTGGGCGATGCGCTGGAGTTCTTGGGAGAGGAGAAGGGGGATACGTGACAGAAGATCGCTGCCCGTACTGTACGGCTGAGGTGGACATCTGCCACGACGACGGCTACGGCTACACAGAGGGGAAGGTCTTCGAGCAGGTGTGCTGGGCGTGCGGCAAGACATTCGGCTACACGGCGTCGATCTCGATCTCTCACGACCTGTTCAAAGCGGACTGCCTCAACGGGTTCCCGCACACGATGAAGCGAACATGCACGGCGCCTGCCGAGTACGCCGTCATGCGGTGCACGGTGTGTGATGAGGAACGCGACCCGCGACGGGACCCGCAAACTGGCGACCATCTGAAGGCGAGCCAGCCGGCAAAGGAGGGGGCGCCGGAGACGATCGAGGATCGTGTCGTTCGCCATCGTGGGAAGCACATCGTCGCCTTCTCGCGTCCTGGGGAGGCTGTGGGCTTCGCGTGTTCTGTGAGTGAGTGGAACGAGTGGGCAGCGGGGCGGACGGTGATCGTTGAGGATGAGGGAGAGGGCGGATGACGCGCGCCGTGATCTCTACCACGGGGCTCTACTACGACGCGGCGCCGTGCTGTGCGGAGTGTAGAGGAGAGTGCTGCAAGCGGTATCCGGGGGCCGTCTGGCCGCAGGATGTCCAGCTCCTCCCTGGCGAGCAGACGATGGGCGATGCGCTGGCCCGGATTCTGTGGACGGGCGGCTTCACGTTCGATTGGTGGGAGGGCGATCCTCGCCGCCGTCTGAAGCCGTCGGAGTTCCAGGGGAAGAGTACCGGGCGGCGCTCTCTCGGGAAGGGCGACGGCCATGCGACGATCTGGTGGGGCGTGGCTGGTACCTCCGACCTATGGGGAGGGATGGGACATGGCCGACGCACGCTTCGTGGCGGGAGACGCCGTGCGTGTTCCTCGGGCCGAATGGGTGCGCATGGTCGTTCGAAGAGAGGCCGACGGGGTGCAGGGCGCTCAAGCCTCTTCCAGAGAAGTTCCCGGAGTGCGGCGAAGGTTCTCCGTGGGAGGCGGGGAAGAGGGCAGGGGCAATCGCTTGGCTCCCATTCCACAGAGAGATCGAGGCGGCGCTGAGTGCGGTGCGCCGTCGGGTGGAGGAGGAAGGAATCGTCTCGGCTCTGAAGATGCACGATTCGCGTCTCCGTTGACGGGGGAGGTGGTCGCTGTCACGAAAGCGTTGGGCGGTCCGGGTTGAATGTGCCTGACTGTTCAGGTAGAATAACGAAGCTGGATTGCGGAAGAATACCGAGAGGGAGCAAAGGAGCGGGCATGCGGGTACTTGTAAACAAGCAGCGCGGCTGCGGGCACTTGAAGAAGGGCGCCGTCTATCTCCACAGCGAGGTTTCGGAGGGCGGAGTCTTGCCGCCGATCGTGCTGTTCGAGCCGGCGCTTCCGTGGCCGGAGGAGCACTTCAGGGGATGGAAGGCGATCAACGGGCTTCAGTTCGACACGTTGCTGGGGCCGGTGACCGTCTTGCCGTGGAGTGATGATGCGAACGCCGGGTACGCGAGCGACTTCGGGGTGCGGTGTGGAATCGCGTTCGAGACGGAAGAGCAGCGCCACGACTTCCGACTGGCGGCGTGGCTTGCCCCTGCGTTGCGGCAGGAGGCGTCGGTCAGCGTTCGGCCGCTCGTCGAGGCGATGGAGGCGTTCGACTTGCTGATGTGGGTCGGCGAAAGCTACTACCCGACGCCGCAGCACTTCGTCGATGAAGTTGTCCTCCAGGGACTCAACAAGCGACTGGCGATGCGAAAGCCGCCTCGCATCCTGCCGGGATATACGCGCGTCTTCCTCGCACACAAGGCGGGGACAATTCGCAACCCGGACGGGACAGAGTCGAAGGGGCCTGTCATCTTCGGGTACGCCTACGTCACGGACGTCTTCTACACGAAGCCTGATGACATGCGGACGATGCCGAGCGCGATGGATGAGTGGAGAGCGGCGGGGCTCTTGGAGATTGTCGAAGTCGGGCCGGAGGAGGGCCAACCTGGTCCTCTTGGGCCGGAGGGACCGGAGGGGTGTCAGGACGGGCCGGGGCCTACGGGGCCTGGTGGACCAAAGGAGGAGGAGGGAAGTGACGTCAACACGGAGAGGAGTCCAGCAGAAGGTCACACCGGAGACGCACCCATCGGATAAGGCGTGCGGGGCCGGGGGGTGGATTCGTGAGGAACGGATGGCGCGGCGCAAGCCGACGGGGGCGAGGTGGTCGATGCGCCTGCTCGCGGAGTTGGCGGGCATGAACCAGGACACGGTGAACAACTACGAGAAGGCGAAGACGAAGCCGCTTGAGATCTACCTCGACAAGCTGCGTGGGGTCTTCACCGAGTATCCGCGGGCAATCATCCGCGACTAGCTAAGGGGGAAAGGCATGGCGGGCGAAGGAACATTCTGGGCAGGGCAAAGGCCGTCCGACGATGACGTGCCGCAGGCGGAAGGCGCGGAGCTTGTCGAGCGGCGTGGTGGAACGACGGTCCTCGGGATCGAGGATACGGACATGCTTCTGCACATGGCTGAGACTGCGGACAAGCGGGCAGAGGCCTACAAGCGCATCAAGCTCGCGGCGTTGCGGTTGACGGCGCAGGATGACTGGGTCGACCAGGGCGGCGCTCCGTACCTGACGGCGCCTGGCGCGGAGAAGGTGGCCGACGTCTTCCGGTTGTCCTGGGCGATCAAGGGGCCGATTCAGAAGACACCGACGGGGGCGGCGGGGCATTTCATCATGAGTTGCACGCTCGTCATCCGCACCCCTTGGGGGAGGGAGATCGAGGTCATCGGAACTCGCTCCTCTAGCGATCCGTTCTACGCGAAGAAGGGGACGGAGCTTCGGCTGATCGAAGAGATCGACGAGGCGGATGTGGCGAAGGGTGCGTACACCAACGGCGAGGTGGGCGCGATCACCCGCATCCTCGGGTTGCGTGGCTTGACGTGGGAGGATCTGGCGGAAGCGAAGATCACAAAGGATCAAGCGAAGCGCGTCGACTACCGCGGGGCGCAGACGGAGGCGACGCCGGAAGATGTCGCCACGCAGACGAGGATCAAGCAGATGCTCGTCGAGATGAATGGGGGCAACGAACAGGCGGCCATGGACCAGTTGGAGAAGCTGTCGGCGTTCAGCGACGTGCGTGGTGTCCGTGACGTCGCGCGGCTCCGTGGGAAGAGGTTGGAGATCAACCTCGACAAGGTGAGCAAGCTCTATACGGCGTTCCAGAAGGCGGCGGGAGAGGGCGCGAAGTAGCGGGGAGGCGTGAAGAGGAACAACTGCCTCGCGGGTGCCGGTGGCGCAAGCCGTTCGGGATGTGCAGCGTGCTCGTTGGGTGGCGCTGCTTTCAAGGCCGACCAGTCTGCTGAACGGGGTCAATGGGCGAGCGCCGGGATGGGCGGAAACCGGGCCGGGGAACTCCGGCAGGCAGTTGTCCGAAGGAGGTGGGGTGTCGTGTTCGATCTAAGGAAACGGCTTCTCAAGGTGATGGAAGCGGACCGAGAGCCAAGGCCGTGCCACGCGAACCGGGCGTCGAGTGTTGGTACGGACTGCGTGCGGCGACTGTTCTACGACCGCACGGCGTGGCAGACGGCGTTGCTGCCGGATGTCGGGCTCTTGCAGATCTTCGCTGAGGGAGATGCGCAGGAGGATACGGCGGTCGCTGCGCTTCAGAGGATGGGCTTCCGGATCGTCGAGCAACAGCGACCGTTCTGGCTGGCCGACCTTCAGCTCTCTGGGCATATCGACGGGAAGATGGTGCCGCGCCCTGAGTTGTTCGCGCCGGATGAACTGGACGACTGGCCTCGGGATGCGGCGACCGGTGACTTCGCGGTGGTGCCGTTCGATGTGAAGTCCATGTCGCCGTGGCTCTACGCTGGGGTGAACAGCGTCGAGGACTTCACGCGCTCTGACCATGCGTGGCACCGCGGGTACGTCGACCAGATGACGTGCTACTTGCGGATGGATGAGAGCTTCCACGGGCTGCTCGTGCCGAAGAACAAGATCGCTCTCGATCTCAAGGGCACTTGGGTGACCTACGACGAGGAGCGTTTCGCTCGGATCGAGGCGAAGCTCCGCGAGGTGAACCGGGCGGTCGCCTCGGGCGAGGCGCCTGACCGATTGGAGTCGGGGGAGTGCCGGCGCTGCTCGCATATGCTGGATTGCAAGCCGACGATCTGCTCGGATTCTCCGGGCCTGTCGATCGAGCAGAACGCGGAGATCGAGGAACTGCTACGTCGCTACTTCGCGCTGAAGGAAGGGCAGGCGGAGTACAACGCAGTCGACAAGCGACTCAAGGAGTTGCTGGAGGGGAAGGTCGCGATCGTCGGCGACTGGTTGGTTGAGGGGAAGTGGATCGAGCGGGCAGGGTATCAGGTCAAAGATACGCGCTTCTGGCAGCGGAAGGTGACGCCGCTCAGCGGGACTCCGGGGCCGACGGCGGTGGAGTAGGGACTGCGGGGTTGCGGTGCGTCAGCACCGGGTAAGGCTGGGCGTGGCAAGGTCGGCGTCCCTGACGGGAGCGTTTGAGGGCCTGCAATCAGAACAGCGCCCAGTGGCTACGTTCGCTACGTGGCATCAGTCGCGGAGCCGAGTGGGGAATCCGGCCAGCCGTGCAGTCTGTTGTGAGGGAGAGAGGAGGAGCGGAGCATGTCAGAGGAAGGTCAGAAGCTAGAGGGCATCGCGGCGGCAAACTACTTGGGCTTGGTGAGGGTTGACGTCGACTTCACGACGCGTGGTGACCTCATCATCTTCGGTGGGGAGAATGGGGCGGGGAAGAGTTCGGCGCTTGGCGTGGTGACCGCGTGCATCTACGGGGCGCGGAACATGCCAGATGCGCCGCTTCGCTTGGGGACGGATGAAGGCTTCGTCGAAAGCCGGTTCACGGATCTGGTGGTGCGCCGGGAGTGGAAGCCTGGGAAGCGCCCGACGTTCACTGTACGGAAGAAGGATGGGACGCGGATGGAGCCGCCGGCGCAGGTTCTCCAGCGCCTCTTCGGTGGGGAGGATGGAGCGATCCCGGCATTCGATCCATCGAGGTTCTTGCAGATGAAGCCAGGCGAAGTCGATGAGGTGTGCGCGCTGGCTGCCGGCATCAACCCGGCGCAATTCAAGAAGACGAGAGAGGAGATCTACAGTCGTCGGACTGTGGCGAACGCTGAGGTCAAGCGGCTGGAGGGGGCGCTCGCCCTGTTGCCGTTGGATGAGCCAGTCGAGCCGGTGGATGTCACGGCGTTGACGCAAGAACTCGATCGGCGGCACGCGGAGAACCGGGAGAAGGATCGCCAGCGCGAGAAGGGGAAGGATGCGCTGCGAACTCTGCGGACGGCAGAGGATGTGCGCCGGCAGACGGCGGGGGAGATCGACCGGATCACCGAGCAGATCGACGACCTGATGGCGAAGAAGGAGGAGCAGAGCCGGGTGCTGTCGACACTCGACGATCAGCTCTCGAAGCTGACGGAGGAGACGAACGAGCAGGTGATGCGGGCCGAGGCATTGGAGGATGAGGAGACAGATTCTATTTCCACTCGCATCCGAGAGGCCGGGTGGATCAACGATCGCGTCCGCGAGCAGGAGAAGCGCGGGAAGCTCGGAGACGAGTATCGCGCGGCGGTGTCCTTTGCCGAGGAGTTGTCCAACCAGCTCGCGGCGCACGACCGGAGTCGGCAAGAGGCGATTGCGAAGGCGAGCTTCGGAGTGGAGGGCTTGACGTTCAAGGATGGAGGGCTCCTCTACAACGGCGTGCCGTTCGCCCAGGCGTCGACGGGGGAGAAGGCGGAGGTCGCCGTCTACCTGGCGGCTGCGCTGAACCCGAGGGCGCCGGCGATCATTGTCGACGAAGGGTCTGTCTTCGATGCGCATGCGCTTCTCCGTATCAAGGGGGCTGCGGAGAAGGTTGGGAAGCTCGTGCTCATGGCGCGGGTCGGTTCCGGTCCTGAAGTCTCGTTCACGATGAACCAGGGGGTCGTCGTTGAAGAGGAGGGCGAAAAGGCATGAGCCGAGAGGAGAAGGACGACGTACAGATAGAGTTTCCGCGAGACGTCTACAACGTACTCCTGGGGGTGGTCGGTGGCGTCGACGTGTTCGGGCGCCGCGAGGCGGAGGAGTTGCGGCTCGTTGAACAGCACGCACCGCGCCTCATTGAGATCACGGCTTGCACTCGCGACTACGACGGAGCGGGGCGCCTGCCGTACTTCCACGCGAAGCTGACGGCGGAAGGGTTGAGGGTGGTGCGAGCGCATAGGCGCTTCCAGAAGTCTCGGCAACGCGCTTCGCGGTGTGTGATCCGCGACGAGATTGTGGGGGCGTCGACTCGGTGATGGCGGGGCGTATGGTGAAGGGGGAGGGGCCGGGAATCGGTTCGCTTGGCTTGGCGGTGGAGATGTGGGGGTGACGTTGTACCGACGCCGGGCGAGCCGTATGGTGGGAGTCTAGGGCGGGGGAAGTGGGGGGAAGATGGAGGAGCGGAGCGAGCGGGTTCGCAATGCGGAGCGTGGCAAAGGGCATCTCGGCGGGTCGATCACTCATCCGGGAACGGTTGAAGAGCAGATCTTCAGACTACTCTACGCTCACCTTGGCGAGTACGTGTCGGCGGGTGAGGTGGTTCGGGTCTGTGGGCTGACGACGGCGATCTCCACGCATATGTCGTCGATCCGCCGGGAGTTGGAGTCGAAACCAGAACACGGCATGCGCCTGGAGCCGGCGAAGCGATTCGGGGCAAAGGACTGGCGCTACAAGCTCGTCCGGGTGGTGCCTGAAGAGTTGCGGCTCTCTTTCGGGGCGGCGGAAGAATGAGAAACGGGCGGCGGGCTCTCCGTAGGCTGACAACAGCCTGTCTCTGAGCGGAGGGCCTTGCCTGCCTTCCCACTCAGAGGGGAAGGGGCGGGGATGCTGTCATTCGGGATGATCCAATGCAGGATGTGGGAAAGTCCTTCAGTACGCGGGCTATCTGACCAAGGGAAGCTCGCCTTCGGGTACCTGTTGGCGAACAAGCACGCGAACATGCTGGGCTACTACAGGCTTCCACTTCCGTACATGGCCGACGATCTTGAGTGGCCGTTGGCAAAGGTGGAAGAGGCGGTCGCAGAGCTGGAGAGGCGCGGGCTGATCGCGTTCGATGAGCCGGGGCGGTTGGTGTTCGTCGTTACCTACTTCAAGTGGCATCGACTGTCGGCTGGGGCCTGTGAGAAGGGGGCGATCGACGACCTTCGGCAGCTTCCTCGATCACCGCTCATCGCCCGGCTGTTCGCGGCGGTCCGCGAGCACGCGCCGAACCTCCGACACCTACTCCATTCGATTCAAGAGATGAGCCATAGCGACACTCTCTTCGGCATGGAAGTGCGTCCGGAAGGGCTTTCAGGGGAGTCCGAGAGGAGTCCTTCTGGAGTCCTTGACGTGACCGCGAGGCAGGGGGCTATTTCGACATCTAGTTCTAGGTCTAGTTCTAGGTCTTCGTCTAGTTCTGGGGGTGAGGGTGCAGGGAGAGGGGAGGAGCCGCAGTCGGTGGACGATCCTCTGACGCAGGCGGAAGCGGTTGAAGTGGAGGCGCTGGACCTGATGAACGCGCTCACCGGGAGGACGGGCGCGGCGCGGTGGCGTGTTGGCAGCGGGCTCAAGGCGCGGGTGGCGGAAGGGGCGACTCGCGAAGACATCTTGCTCGTCGTGGAGTATCAGCACGCGCACTGGGGGAGCGACCCGGCAATGTCAGGCTACTACCGCCCGCAGACGATCTTCGGGCAGGAGAAGTTCCCGGGCTATCTCGGTGAGGCCAGGGAGTGGGATCGCGCTGGGAGGAAGTCCTTCGACCCGATGGATGCGGCGCGGAACGGCACGACGCGGTGGCTGCAAGAGGGGGAGTCGTCGCCGGATGGTGCATGAGATTCGAGAGGGGGCGGGGAAACAATGCGGGGCGTGGCGCTTTGTTTCATTGTGGTCCTCAGGTATACTGAGCGTCAAGGAGGTGGACAAACGCGATGGCGACCAAAGCTGGGCTCTTGAAAGCTGCGTCGATGTTGCATGCCACCGTCGGTTTCACCTTTCCTGATAACGAGGAGAGCGTGCAGGAGATGTGGAAGACGTGGGACGAGATGTTCGCGGGCGTCCCTGACGATCTCTTGCTGCGGGCTACGGTGAGTGCTGTGCGGAAGGCCACGCGGCGCTATCCTCTCGCGCCTGGTGCGATCTACCAGGAGGCGGTGGCTCTGATTCAATCCGAGAAGCCGACGGAGGGTGAGGCGTTCGAGCGCGCGGTGAAGGCGTGCCGCGAAGGTCTTGAGCGCGCTCAGGTCTTCGATGACGGCGCTTGGGATACGTTCCTGTCTCTTGACCCTGCGATTCGCAGCGCGGCGAAGCAGGTCGGATACCGCGAGCTGGCGGAAGGCGAGAACCGGGCGGCGGTTCGTTCTGCGTTCTCCCGCTACTACGCGGCGCAGGTTGAGCTGTTCGCGTCGCAGCGCCTTTCGGCGCCTTTCGCCCTCCCGGTTGATGGGAGGATGGAGGCGCTTGGCGTGGCGAGTGCGTAGGGGTTGAGGAGTTCAGGCGGGAGGGAGATGGCGGGGCAAGATGAGGGCGCCGGCGGCGTACGAGAGCTGCCGAAGAATGTGGAGGCGGAGCAACTGCTGCTCGGGTGCTGCTTGCTGTATCAGGGGGAAGGTGTGCCGTTTGCCGTTGAGGCGCTCAAGGCGGCGGACTTCTATCTCCAGAAGCATCGAGTCATCTTCCGGGCGCTCGTCCAGATGTTCGCTGAAGGGGAGCCGATTGACGTCATCCTCCTCGCGAACTATCTAGAGGCGCAGGGCGAGATGGAGAGGGCTGGCGGGCGCCTCTACTTGAACGAGCTGCTGTCGAGGGGGGCTTCGGTAACGGCGCTCGAATACTACGCGAAGGTGATCCGTGACAAGGCGATGCGCCGGTCGCTGATCGAGGCCGGTGGGATCATCGCGGAGCGTGGGTACGATGAACAGTCGCCTGTCGCTGAACTCGTCGACGCGTCGGAATCGGAGATCTTCGACATCGCAAACCGTGGCACAAGCCGGACGTTCGTCTCCGCTGAATCGTTCTTCGTCGAACACATCGGCGAGTTGGAGGCGCGGCACAAGGACCCTGGGAGATGTGTCGGAGTGCGTACCCACTTCGCTCGGCTCGATGGGTTGACGGGTGGCCTTATGCCGTCGGATCTCATCGTCGTCGCTGGCCGACCGGGAACGGGGAAGTCGAGCCTCGTCCTGGCGTTTGCCCGCAACATGCTGACGAAGAGCCAGGGGACCATCGGCTTCTTCTCGCTGGAGATGTCCAAGGAGCAAGTGCTCGAACGCCTGCTCACTGGAGAATCGGGGACGGATCTCCACAAGATGCGGACGGGGTTCTTGGAGACAAAGGACTGGCGCGAGATCGTTTCTGCTGTCCCGCGTCTGCGCCTGGGCAGTATGCTCATCGATGACTCGCCGGGGGCGACGGTGGTGGACATCAGAGCTAGGGCGCGGAGGATGTGTGCCCAATACCCTGATCTGCGCATGATACTCGTCGACTACCTTCAGCTCATGGAGGCGGGAGTCAAAACGCCGTCGCGTGAGCAGGAGGTCGCGTACATCACACGGTCGCTCAAGAAGTTGGCGCGCGAGTTGAACCTTCCGGTCGTCGCCGTGTCGCAGCTCAGTCGCGAGGTGGAGAAGCGCGACTCGAAGCGGCCTCGGCTCTCAGACTTGAGGGAATGCGTGACAGGCGAGACGAGGGTAATGCTCGCAGATGGGCGGCGCGTGAGCATCTCAGACCTAACAGGCAAGTCTCCGGAAGTGCTTGCCGTATCGGAAGCCGGCTCTGTCGTGCGGGCTCAGAGCGATGCTGTGTGGCCCGTTGGCGTGCGGCCTGTATTCAAGATAACCACCTCAAGCGGGCGTTTCATCCGAGTGACTGCACGGCATCGATTCCTAACGGGACGCGGTTGGCGACGCATCGAGAGCATGGCGGTCGGAGAACGAATGGCGATGGCGCGTGTGGCGCCTGAGCCATCTGCTCCTGAGGTATGGGAAGAGGAGAAAGTCATTCTGCTTGGGCATCTTGTTGGCGATGGCAGTTATCTGACCCACCGTCCCCTCAGGTACACTACCTCTTCCGAAGAGAATAGCGAGGCTGTTGTGACCGCTGCGCTGCGTGGATTCGGCTGCGAATCCACCCGACACGCAGGGCGTGGGAATTGGCACCAACTCGTCATCAAAGGCAACGGGAACCGATGGCATCGTGCCGGAGTGAATGCCTGGCTCCGCGAATTGGGAATCTGGAACCAGCGATCTCACGAAAAGCATCTCCCTGGTGCCGTCTTCTGTCTTCGGAATGATCAGATCGCGCTCTTGCTGCGCCACCTGTGGGCTACGGACGGCTGCATATGGGTCTCGCCGAGCGGTATCACTCCAGAGCGGGCGAGAGTCTATTTCGCTACGTGCAGCCGCGCGTTGGTTGAGGACGTCGCTGCTTTGCTGCTTCGATTCAGGATCGTTGGGCGGATTCGCACAGTCGCGTCGAAGGGATCGACCTTGTACACGGTGGACGTCTCAGGTTCGCCGGATCAGCGGAGGTTCCTTGAGTTTGTCGGAGCATTCGGCCCGCGCGTGGATAACGCGCGGAGGCTCGAAGACATGCTCGCGCGAACGTCGGTGAACACGAATATCGACACACTTCCAAAAGAGATCTTCTCAAGGGTTCGCGCAGTGATGGTGGCGAAGGGTATCACGACCAGAGCAATGGCTTCGGCGCGCGGCACTGCTTATGGTGGATCGGCGCACTTCAAGTTCGCTCCCTCGCGAAGCACGATCCTAGATTACGCTAGGATACTCAACGATGCGGAGCTGCGGCGCGCGGCAACGGACGACCTCTTTTGGGACACAATAGTCAGCATCGAACCTGACGGCGAGGAGCAGGTCTACGATCTGACGGTTCCTGGTCCTGCCTCGTGGTTAGCTGACGGGCTCGTGAATCATAACTCGGGGGCGATCGAGCAGGATGCGGACGTCGTCCTCTTCGTCTACCGTGGCGACTCGCAGGATGGTCCGCCGGAGGATGGGAGGGTGCGCGATGGCGTGCCGGCGGAGGTCATCGTCGCGAAGCAGCGGAACGGGCCTCCTGGCGCGGTGAAGGTCGTCTTCATCAAGCGGTCGGCGACGTTCTACGAAGCGGTGAGCGAGGAAGGGGTGTCGGATGTCGAGTGATGAGAAGAAGCAGCAGCTCCTGATGTGTGAGCGCGGCGTGAGGGCGATCTGCGAGCGGAGGAAGTGGCAGACGCGGCGCATGCCTGCATGCCTCTCGGAGATCAACATCAGGCCGGATGAGTGGATCGTGCGGGCTCCGGGAGGCGAGCCCGTCAACGGCACGCGGCGGTGGGAGTTGAGGAATACGCGGACTGGTGAAGAGGTTGTCGTCGACTCGCCGTACGGTGGCGCGAAGTCGATGCTCTGGATCAGGGAGCCGTGGTCGTTCCACGGTGGCCGTATCACGTTCACGGCGTCTGATCCGGTGTGCGGCGACGGGTTCGAGCCTGAGCCGGAGATGCTCGAAACCCTCGCGCACTTCAAGCGGTTGGAAGGCGGTCACCCATCGCTCCACCTCCCGAATTGGGCGGCGCGCTTCCTCGTCTTCTTGACGAGCGTGCAGCTGGAGCGACTCAACGATCTCACGGAGTCTGATGCCCGAGAAGAGGGGGCGGAGAGCGTCGAGGACTTCTTGCTGTGGTTCGCCGACCTACACGGGCCGGCGAGGCTCAATCCGTGGCTCTTGGTCTTGAAGTGGGAGACAATTCTCGTCGGTCAGGGGCGCGACAAGAAGCTCGTCGAGAAGCCGGGGAGGGTGTAGCAATGCCAGTCAGCGATCAGACAAGGAAGCAGGTCACGGAGAGAACAGAAGGGGCGTGCGCGTTCTTCCATCGTCACGCCTACACAGAGGGCGTTCACCTCGTGCACTCGGACCATCAGGGGATGGGCGGGATGCCGGAAGATGCGGAGTGCAACCAGCCAGAGAAGCTCAATCTCGGGTGCCCGTTGTGCCATCCGCAGAAGTTGCATCTGGATGGATTCAAGATTGTGGCTTGCGACATGGCGCACACGGACGAGGATGGGAGGCCGGCGCCGATCTTGGAAGTCGAAGATCGCGACGGCGTGCGTGTTCCTCATGACCAGCTCTACGTTCACGTCCTACAGCGCGTGAAGCGGTTGCGAGCGATTCTCGGGTCGATGGAGGGAGTGCAGCGCGTTGAGGGGTCGAGGGCGTGCGCGATGCTCGAACTCTACCGGGGCTTCGATCTCTTGGACCCGGAGGCGGTGAGTCCAGAGGCGTTCTTCCGGGCGCACGGCTTCGACTCGGAAGTGGCGATGCGTGAGGCTCTGGCGGCGGAGTGGTTGGAGCAGCACGACTTGGCGTGGCCGGTAGGGTTGCCCACGAGCTTCGTCGAGATCCTCATGAACTGCTCGGCGCGACGACTGTTCGGCACGCTCGACCGGGACGGGGTGCAGGCATTCCTCGTGGAGATGGTCGGCCTCGGGAAGGCGGAGGCGAAGCAGAAGCTCGCAGACCTCGGGATCACGAGCCGAACGGCTGGGCTGTACGCGGTGTTCACCGATCCGATGTCGTGTGATGGTCACGAAGGGGCGGGGATGCGCGAAGAGATCGAGATCGATCCGCAGATCCGCGTCTACCGGGCGTTCGATGTGGAGAAGGTTCTCGAACAGCCTGAGAACCAGGGGGCTGATGTCGTGGTCTTCGCCCTCGGGCGGCTTGTGAAGGGTTGGAAGTGGAAGAGGGGCAAGACGGGCGGGCTTCAAGACGCCGATGGCAACATGCTGAAGGTCGTCGACCTCACCGAGCTGCCGATGGCGGAAGAGACGCTGCCGGCGCCAGAAGGAGGGGCGGAGGGAGATGGGGACGAGCGATGAGCGGAGCGCGACGCGGTCCTGCCGTGTGGAGTGTTCGGGGTGTGGGGAGGAGTTCACGGCTTCGTTGCCGTTGGATGATGCGTCTATCGGCTTCTCGACGCGGAGGCACTATCCATGCCCGTACTGTGAGATGTTGGGGCCTGTCCTGGTCTTGCCTCCGCGTGTGGCGGTAGGGTATCGGGCGAAGGGCTACACGAAGGGGCGGGGATGAGAGATGAACAAAAGGCGCCAGGCGAAGCTCGTCGGGAAGCTGTTGGCGGAAGCGCGTGGCGAACCACATGCCAGGGTAACACGCCGAGAGAGTGAGTGGCTGCGCAGGCATGGGGCCGCGGTGCTCTCTATGTCACTGAGCCGGGCGCGTATCGGGGTGACGCTGGACGAGGTGGGTGAGGCGATGCGCGCGCTCTCTCTGGCGGTCAAGCAGGCGGCGGTGTGGATCGCGGAACTCTGGCGCTCTATTGCCGAAGGAATCGAAGGCTACCGCGAGAATCCGAGCGAGACTCTGGAAGAGATCGCGTCACGCGCGGCGGCGGCGTTCTGTCGAGGGGAGGAGGTCGGCGCATGAAGATTCTGGGCAACCCTAAGTGCGACGAGTGCGGGGCTGACACTGGCTACCTCAGGATCTGGCCTAGGGCGAAGGTGCAGGGAGGGAAGACGGTGGCGGAGTGTTCAAAGTGTGGTGCGGTGAAACCAGTGCGCGTCGATGCACCGGACGATGAGGATGTGAAGAAGCAGGAATCGCGTTCGGCACTGGCTTCTGAGCACCGGAGGCGGTCTTCGTGATTCACTTCATCGACCGGGAGTGTCGGCCAGTGGAGAAGGGGGAAGTCGAAGGGGTCGCCGAGATGCACCTGGCGTGTGGGGCGCGTTGCAAGCCGATGGAGGCGCTCGGCGATGTCTACGAGGTGCGGGACTGTGCGGAGCTCTACCTCTTCGTCTACACGTCGGCTGGGAAGCTCAGATTCATGGGGGAGAGTCGCAAGCGCCTACTGGAAGGAGTCAAGGCGGTCCTGGCGGCGCACGAGGCGGAGGCTTGACCTCTGTTGCTGGTGTCGCATACAATCCAGCCGTCGTCTTGCATCTCCCGCCTGAAACGATCAGACGACTCCGCTCTAAAGGCCGGTCTCACCGGGTCGCCCGCCTGGTGGACCGGCTGCTCCTTTGTGGGATGGTGTTTCTGTGAACGGTGAGCAATATCGTAGCGCCCTCCTCGCGGCGAAGAAGCATGCGGTCGCCACGCCTGTCCTTCCAGAAGGAGTTGCGCCTCGCCGAATGTGGAATCAGTTCGGGACGTGGCGCTGCGAGCTGCCGACGGGGGTGCGGCTCGAGGTCCGGGGCGAGTTCATTCTCTTGGCGTCGACGGTTGGCCTCTATCCGATGATCGCGGACCCTGAGCGTGTGCATGGCGGGGTCGTTCTCGATCCGATGAATCTCATCAGAGATGTGGAGTCGGGGAGCCTAGCCTACTCGCCTCGCTGGTTCCCTCTCGTCGCACACCTCGACGGCATCGCGAAGGCGTATGCGGCGTTCCCTGGTTGGGGGATGGAAGAGGGTCTAGGCTTTCTCCCAAAGCTCTGGGTCCGGTCAGAAGTCGTGGAGTGGGGGCGGATTGAATGAACGACGACGAAAAGCGGGCGGAGAGCAGAGCGCGCGGCCTTTACTGGGACAGGGCGCTGTCGTACGTCGAGGGGTGTTCGCCGGTGTCGGCGGGGTGCAGGAATTGCTGGGCGGCGGCACAGACAAAGATGAGGGCGGCACAGTCCAACCCGAAGATCGTCATGCGGTACCACGGGCTCAACCGTGCTGACGGGGCGTTCAACGGGTGCGTGCGGGTGATGGATGAAGCACTCAACGTCCCGACATCGACGAAGATCCCCACGGTCTTCTGCGTGTGGAACGATCTCTTTCATCCGGGGGTGGAGGACGATGCGGTACGCGCGTTGCTTGGGGTGGCGGCGCACTGCCCTCGGCACACATTCCTAATCCTGACCAAGCGGCCAGAGCGCATGGCGGCGTTCTTCGCGAAGGAGGGTGCTGGCTATCATCCGCTCCCGAACGTGTGGCTCGGGACGACGATCGAAGAACAGCAGTTCGTCGACCGGCTGGACTGGCTTATGCAGTGCCCTGCTGCCGGGCATTGGGTGAGCGTTGAGCCGATGCTCGGTTCCTTGCAGTTGACGGGTGAGGTTGGGCTGTTCAAGCACAGACCTGGACTCGCTCTCGATGCGGTTGTCTGCGGTGGGGAGACGGGAAGGGGCGCTCGACCGATGCACCCGGACTGGCCGCTGGAGTTGGCGAAGGAGATGGAAGGAGCACGCATCCCATTCCTGTTCAAGGGTTGGGGGGAGTGGTGTCCGGAGTCTGTCGCGAATAGCGTCCAGGCTGCGAAGTCGGCGCTCTACGTCGAGCGCGATGGGGCGACGCGCCCTGCGGCGCGCGGTCCTCGTGGTCAGGCGGTGACCGTGCAGCGGGTAGGGCGGCAGGCCGCAGGGCGGCACCTGGGGGGGATACTCTACGACACGCTGCCGTGGTATGAGTGAGATGCTGCGCACTCGGGCTTGTTTCCGTTGGGACCTTCAGGTATAGTGTGCTGAACGAGCGGAGTCGTTAGCGTTGGGCAGGTAGGGCTGCCAGCTATGGTGTCTAGAGTGGAGGGCGGGCGATGGTCTACGAACTTATCAACCCAAGCGATCCAATCACATTCCTCGCGGATTCGAACGCCGTGGCGTGCGCGTGTGCGCTGATCGTCGGACAGGGCCAATACTCGGTGCACGATGAAAGCTACGAGGACTGCGGAGGGATGCTCTTCGGGGCATCTGAGGAGCAGGTCGAAGCGGCGTGTCGCGAGTGGTTGGGGATGTCTCTCTCAGAGTTCATGACGGCGAGGGCCGAGGAGATCGCTGCGGCGCTCGATACCTTCGCGACGATCGGCAGGGTGGAGCGGCGCACCTACGACGCCGCGTGCCAGGCGATCACTGATCCTGAGAAGTTGGTGACGTTCAAGGCTGAGATGGAGGAGCGCAACAGGTCCTCGCTGAACCAGATCGAGCGATACGCGAGGTCGTGGGCTGCGAGACTGCGCGGGGGCAAGCGTGAAGAGGTGCCGGCGCCTCAATCGGTGCTGGTCAGCTAGAGGAAGGGGGAGTACATGGAGCGGGGAATCGTTGGGCGCGTTCTTGTGGCGGTGTTGGTGGTGGCTCTGGTCGGGGTGATGGCACTCGGCGTCGCGGGGCCGGGGGCGCTGCCGGATCGCTGGCAGGGGTTCTTGCAGGTCCACACGTTGTCTGGTTCGTCTGGGCTCACGATACACGCATTCTGGTGCACAAGCGACTCGCTGGCCCTGGCGTGGGGGACGAGTACGACGGATGAGGTCGCGGCCATATCTGCGGTGATGCGGGTCCTCGGCGGAACGTGGCCGGGGCGGGAAGCACTACTCGTCACGGTCATCACTCCTGAGCCTGGACGCTTCTACTGGCACCCATTGCGTCTTGTCGTCACGCAGGGTCGGAAGCAGTTCGAGATCTCTTCGTCTGACGTCATGAAGTGGGATGATGCGTTCGGCGGAGGCCTTCTCTACGAGACGGTGATCGGGTGGGTTGCGCTGCCTGAGGCGATCGATATTCGCCAGCCGTTCACTCTGTGGTACGACGAGGACTCGGTGACGCTCGGGCCGTTCTTGGGGCAGTGAAGGAGGGCGGGGGGATGGGTCTGATCTCTTCAGAGGGTGAGGGTCGGCGCGGGCCGACGGGGCGAGCTGCGATCCGTGAAGAGTTCTTCGCGAAGGAGAAGGGCACGAGGAGCCTCTCCGAGATCGTAGTCGACCAGCGTGGTTCTCTCTTGTGGGTCGTCGAGACGCGGGGGGACCTCGACTCGCGATACGCGGGGGTCGGGGATCGTATCGTCAAAGACGGCGAGCATTACGACGTTGTGACAGTCGAGGAAAAGAGGACCCTCACCGGGACCGTCGTCGTTCGGTACACGGTGAGGCCACATCGTCCGGCGTTCATGGGCGAGAGCGAGAGCCCACTCAAGGGGTGGCTGGCCTCGGCCCTCGACAGAGCTGCTCCGGAGATCGCTCAGCAGTTACTGTGCGATCTGGGGGCGAAGCTCGACCGGGTGACAGACGATCGGCTGGCGGTCCTCCAAGAACTCAGGGCGCGCGGAGTGCCGGCGCAGTTCGATGAACTGAAGCATGATGCGGTGCACGCCGACCGGATCGCTCCTGAACTGGTGGAGCAGGGCGTATCGGTGGAGGAGAAGGAGTTCGCGGAGGCCTGGCGCTGGGAGAATGGCAAGCGCAACACGCCGCCGGCGCTCGTCTCGATCTTGGCGCCGCGTGGGGGAAGGGCCATCGTCTCTCAGCGTGATGCGACGGTCGCGGCGTCGATCATCCAGTGGCTTGGCACGAACTGTGGGCGCGCATTCATCGACGCGGTGAGGTCTGGGCGCCATCGAGAGATGCGGGACGCATGCGCGAGGGCTCCATGGTGATGAGGAAGCCCGCGCCGTTCGAAGTTGAGCGCCGACGGTCCGAGCACTCGTGCATCGGGTGTGGGAAGGTCGCTCCGTTGCGCGCCTCTCGGAAGGGCTGGCTACTGGTCTGTTTGAGCGATGGAGGGAAGGGGCGGCGATGGTACCGGAACTGCGGATGCTTGCCGCGCTCGACCTTCTTCGCCTTGCTCGATGCTCTCTACGACATGGGCCTGAACAAGCGGGGGAACATGACAATCGCGGAGGTGATCGGTGCTCATGTCTCTCGGAAAGCCAGGGCCGATAGCGGCTGAACTGCTTCCGCCGAGTACGGGGCCTGGCGGGCCGTGCTCGCATCCTGGGTGCTTGAGCCATCGGACGCATCCATGCGAGGGATGTGGGAGAGTCGGCGGAGGTCTGGGCGACAAGTCGCTAGCCGAGTACATGGCGCCGTACTTGCGACTCCGACGGGCGGCGGACGCGATCATCGAGGCGCTTGGCGATAGACGGGCGGAGATCCGAGCGGAGATCACGAGAGATGTGGTCTTCTTGCTCCAAGCGCGAAGAGGGAAGAGAAGGCCGCACAACGACAACTGGGATACTGTCGAAGTGTACGGGACAAGGGCAGAGGCGGAGAAGGTGGGGAAGGCGACCGCGTACCGCTACTCGAATGGGTGGCGCGTCTACGGCGTGCCGCTTGGTGGGAAGTTGGCGGAAGCCCTCACCCCGAAGCGGTTGGATGATCTCAAGGAGCATGAGGAGTGACTATGCGGGCGAGTACGTTGGTTGTCGTGGTTCTCGGTGTGGTGTTGCTGGGGTTGGGCGGTCTGACTGCGTGGCGGCACATGGAGGCGGAAGCGTTCACGTCGAACCTCCAGCTCGCTTACGATGCGAGTTTGCCTGGGGATAAGGCGAAGTACGTCCGCGAGTTCATTGGAGAGGCGGAGGACGCCGGTCTCCCGGAGTACGGATCATGGGTGGTGAAGAGAGCCAACCTCAAGACGTCGAACCAGCTCGACATTCTGCGGGGCTTGGCGGTGCGCTGCGAACAGCTGGCGGCCGTCGATCCTTCGGCGCTAGGCTACAGCCAAGGGATGATGCAGCTTACGCAGGATGAGTTCGAGTACACGCTCACCAACACGATGGAGTTCTTCAAGCGTGCGCGGCAGGTTTCGTTCGGATGGGTCCAGGTCAACGGGGTGCTCGTCGCGCTGGTGCTGTTCGTTCTTGCCGTGCTTGTGAGGATGGCGCTGTCTCCGAAGCATCGAAGGGTGCGCTGATGGCTGCTCTGCTGATTCGCGTCCCGCAGTCGCAGTGCCTGGGAGAGAAGCCAACGCTGAAGCTGCCGTACAATGCGTGGATCGCGGGAGGGGCTGCGCGTCGCTGGTTCACGGGCGAGCCGCAGGAGAGCGACGTCGACGTGTTCTTCTCTGATGTCGATGAGCTTGACACCTTCATCGAGTTGAACGGGCTACAGCGCGAGCTGGCGGTGACGACCGACACCTACATGATGTGGGAGTCGCCTCGCCGGATTCAGGCGATCAAACATCGCTTCTTTGGGTCGCCGGGTGAGGTGGTGGACTCGTTCGACTTCTGCCTCTGCCAGTTCATTGTCGGAAGCGACGGCACACTTCTGGCGACGCTTGAGGCAATCACCTCGACCCTACGCCGCCATCTCGCGGTGAACCGGATCGACCCGGACTTCGCCCTGGATTCGCTGCGCCGTGCCTTCAAGTATGCGAAGGCCGGCTACTGGCCGTGCATCGGGACGCTCCGAGATCTGGCGACGGGCATCGTCGGTGATGGGGGGGAGGATCGGGTCGGCGCCCTCATGAAGCAGTCCGAGATCTCTCCGGGTGGTGGACAGCGGGTGCGCGTGCACTGGGACTGAGAAGGGGGAGCTGATGCGGGTCGACGGGCAAGGGATGCCGACGGGTGTTGGTGGGCCGCTGTCGGCGACGGAGATAATGGACGCAGAACTTGCTGGCTTGCGCAAGAAGCTCGAAGCGTTCTCAAGGGAGCTTGGCGAGCGACAGCTTCAGTTGGCGCACCTCGGCGTGCAGGGACTCACAGAGCTTGGGGAGGTGCTTGCGCGCACCGACAGCTTGGTGTCGTCGCTTCGCTACCACCATACGAAGGTGGAGGATGAGCGCGAGGAGATGGATGATGTCATCTCTTCTTTGCGGAAGTGGTCGCGGCGAGTCGTCGCGCTCCGCGATTCGATGGAGGGCAGCCCGCGTGACGCTGGGGAAGCGATCCTGCTGGAGAGACTGCCAGAGGTGTGGGAGACGCGGGACGGGCGGACGCTTCTCATCGCGGAGATGCACGACGAGCACCTGCGAAATGCGCTTGCGATCATGGATCGACGGATCGCGGCGGAGGTGGAGGGACAGGCGTGGCGCGACCCGCGCGACCCGTTGGATGAGGGATCGCTCACCGTGCCGATGGACGCGCACCCTGCCGCTGTCTACAGGCTGCTCAGGGCGGCTCTCACGAGGGAGATCGTGCGGCGTGAGTCGCTGTCGGAAGATGGGCCTGCCGGGTGAAGCTACCGCGTGGCGGCGCAAAGTGCTAAGATAGACGGCGCGCCATTCGAAGCGCGGAGAGGGAGGAAAGCTATGCGCAGAGGGAGATGCTCGAAAGGGCTCTTGGCAATGCTCGTACTTCTGGGCGTGTTGCTCGCGGCGACTGTGTCGCTGGCGGTAGCCGCGCAGACGGCGAGTGATCCAGAGGTCGGCGCTGGACTCGGCGACTGGGAGCAGCTCGCGACGACGGTCCTCGCCGGTACGCTCGGCATGACGATTGCCCAGTTCATCAAGGAGAAGCTGCCGACGAAGTGGGTGACCACGCGCACGATGACGTGGATCGCGTACCTCGCGTCGTTCGTCTCGGCGGTGCTCGCGTTCCTGGTGACGGGAGGGTACTCGCTGCTCTTTGCGAATTGGGTGGCCGCGATCAAGGGCCTCTTGCAGGCTGGCGGCTTCATGACGCTGGCCTACGCGACGATCAGCGCGAAGTTCGGCCTCAACTCGACGGCGGTCAAGGCGGCGAAGGAGGCGGCGGCGAAGTTGGCTGCGGCTGAGGCGGGTGGTCAGAAGTGAGCGGACTCGGATGGCTTCTGGTCATCGTCGTAGTCGTCGGCGCCTTCTACCTCCTCACGCGAAAACGGCGCCCGGCGGTAGTTGTTCCGCCGAAGCCGCCGGCGGAGGGTGAGGGAGAGGTCGAGACGCGAACTCCAGGCAGGTTCTGGGGGGCGTACTTCGGCGTTCCGTACATGGGTGAGGGTGGGCTCCATCGCTTCGGTACGCACCTTCGAGAGTTGGGGTGCTGGCCTCACATCACGTACACGGGCATCGAGCCGAATGGCACCGAGCCGTACGAGGTCAACATCACGGTGACGCACCGGAAGACGGGGAAGAGAAGCGCTATCTACCTCGACGGTACGGGCCTCCGAAGCGACGATCGGTGGACTGACGAAAATCTGTTCGCGATCTACCCGATGACGGAGCGCCCAGGCCAAGGCAAGCCGACGAGCTGCAATCCGCAGATCCAGGCGCTCTACGATGCGGCATGGGCCGCTCAGCGTGAGGCGCAGGCGGTTCTCGATCTGCAACTCGATCCGCTGCCGCCGTCCGCGCCGATCAATACTCCGCCTCCGGGGGCTGTCGGGGCTCCGGCTGCGGCTAAGGAGAAGGCGGCGTGCGGCACTGGCGATTGCCATGTCTTGCTTGCGTCGCAGGCGGAGGTGCCAGAGGGGTGTGAGTGGCTCGACTTCGACTTCCGATTCCGGTCGCAGGCGAACCACGACATCGTGTCGCACTGGAGGCAGTCGATCGCGATGCTGCCGAAGACGTGCAACCCCGCTCCGGCGAAGTAGTTGCGGGCAGGCTTGTGACTTGGGCCACCTCGTCGAGTACGACGGCGGGGTGGTCCTCTTCTGTTGAGCGAGGTGCGGGCGATGGTTGCGGCGCGTGATGTGATCGGGCTGCTCCGAGAGAAGCACAAGGCTGATGTCTTCGTCCCTGAGTGCAAGTTCGGCCCAACGCAGATGACGAGTGAGCCTTCGGGGCGACTCGATGCGTGGGTGATGGCGAAGAGTTGGGCTCACTGGACGACGATCGGGTACGAGGTCAAGGTGAGCCGCCCAGACTTCCTTCGCGACAATAAGTGGCGGGCGTACCTTGCACACTGTCACGAGTTCTACTTCGTGGCGCCGAAGGGTGTCATCTCGCTGGATGAGTTGGCGGGCGAGCCGGTCGGCTTACTGGAGGTGGCGTCGACTGGGACCCGCCTCTTTACCAGGCGAAAGGCGCCACACCGGGAAGAGGGGGTCGACCCGATCGCGGCCATGATCTACGTCCTCATGAGCCGGGCCAAGATCTTCGGCGAGTTCGAGCCGGAGAAGGGTGACGCCGAGTACTGGAGGGCGTGGCTGCGGACGAAGGAGGAGGAGCGGGCGCTTGGCAGGGAAGTCAGCCGGAAGATGGGGGAGGCGTTCCTCAACCGTGAAGGCTCGCTGCACTGGCGCTCGGAACAACTCAAGCGTGACACAGAGCGCCTGGAATCGCTTCTCACAACGCTCAGAGAGTGGGGGCTCGTTCCTGGGGAGACGGCGACCGAGGACGCTGTGCGCGAGATCAGAGAGCGGCTGGCGTTCGGTACCAGGGCACAGTGGGTGGTCGACCGGGTGACGGATGCGGTCGCGGGGCTCACCGATACGTTCAAGGCATACGCCGAGCAGCAGCAGAAAACAGAGCGGGCCAGCGCGCAGGGCGCTTGTAGTCGTGGCGGGGAAGGCGTAGAATCTCTCGGAAGATCCTAACAGAGAAGCGAGGGATAATGGGAGTCAAGGAGCGGCGAGCGAAGAGGGCGCGGGCGAAGGTGATGGAGCGCAGCTACCGTTGCAAGGCGTGCGATGCGCTACGAGTCTCCGGGCGGTCGCCAAGATGTTTCCCGAAGGATCTCAAGTGCCCGGTCTATGGTGGAGTGATGATCTGGGCCGATCCTGATGCCGAAGCGCTTCTGAAAAGAGAACGGAGCGCGCGGAGGCTGCAAGGTGTCTGCTGAGAAGCGGCACGTCATGTGTTCGGAGTGCAGCCATACGGGGCCAGTGACCAGGGGCGGCGTGATGTTCCGCCACGGCTTCAGGAAGGAGCCGAAGGCAGATCCTTGTCCGGGGAGCGGGCGCCCTCCGTACTACGAGATGGCGCTTCCTTTGCATCCGATGTGCCGCTGCATTCTGGCTGAGAAGGGGGAGGGCGATGGCACTGTCCCGGCAGCAGCGTGAGCTGTTGGAGTGGTTCCGCAGTCCGCTGTACAAGGATCGGCGGGGGATTCCTGGCGCGGGGGTGACCGTGGAATCGCTCGACCAGGCGATGAAGGATTCGCAGCGAAGAAGGACGCTCAACGCGCTGATCCGCCTCGGGTACATCGAGCAGTCGGATGTTGCCTATGCTTATGTGCTGACGGAGAGAGGTGCGCAGGCGGTGAACTGCGGAGAGACGCGGATCGTGGGGCGGGCAACGGCTGAGGAGCCGACGCTCGTCTGAGAAGAGGGGGGGAGCATGGAGCTGAGCGGAGTCAGTGCGGGGCAGTGGTTGGCGTTCTCGGCGGTGTGGTTCGGGACCTGGATGCTCGTCACGATCATCACACGGATCGAGGTGCAGCTTGGGGTGCTTGGCGAGCCGGAGTCGGATGGCGGGCGAATGCTCTACCACGTCGCGGCGTTCGTCCTGTTGCCGTTGGCAGTCTCTGTAGTCGTTGGGGTGGCGTTGGCCTGCGCGATTGGGCGGTTCGGCGGGATGCTCGAACGGGAGGTCGACGCCGCGCTCGCACTCGCAAGGCGCCCTCATCGCCGGGTTCCTGACGAGGAGGAGAGCGGAGGCTGTGTGAGATGAAGGAGGGGCGCCGGTTCGATCGGCCACAGCGCGTCGAGTTGACTTCGCTGACGGTGCGGTGGCCTGCGGATGTCTGGAATCTATTCTCGTGCGGCTTCTCTGATGTCTTCGTCGTACCGCGCGACGTCAAGGGCCATGTCAGTATCTTGAAGCGGGACGACGTGGCTTGGGTGACGTGCGATCTTGGCCTGAAGGTGCTCGGCTCGCTCGATTCGCGAGAGATCAAGATCACGCTGCGCAGCGTCGGGTTCCACGAGGAGTTCTCGCCGAATGGCGAGCCTAGCGACGACGTGCTGACACGGGCGGTTATTCACCTTGCACGCTCCCTCCGGTCAAAGGTTGAGGGCCGGCGGGTCGTCGTCGAACAGGGGTCGGCGGTATGGCGGCAGTCCGCATTCCTCAACATCGCGTGGCGAAGATGGGACCGCCTCCGGTTCTTCGTCGCGGCGCTGTTTCGCATCCCATTCGACTGCCGGCGCCTGCCGGGGACGGTGACGATTGAGGGCACCGCGTCGATCTTTGCCGGGGGCCTTCCGTGTAAGGTGTTGGCTGATGAGGCACTGCTCCAGAGGGTGACCAGCGCCAGGCGTTCGGCGTGGGAGAGGGGCCGGGATGATGCGAAGCGCGGCATCATGCCGCCCTATCTCTTCCAGTATCACACGGGTGAAGCGCGATCGGTTGCCGACTACATGCAGGGGTGGATGGCGGGAGTCGATGAGAGGGGGAAGGGTTGAGGCTTGAGGCGGGCGGCGTTCTTGAGCGGGCGCGCGTGGCGCTTCCGTTCTTTGGCAATTCGCCGGCTGGGGCGCTGTGGGGTGCGTTCCGCTACCGGGTGAAGGGTGTCACGCTCACGATCCTCAGCTCGGGGGCGTCGGGTGGATGGGAGCATGTCAGCGTCTCTGCGTTCCGTACTCCGACGTGGGAGGAGATGTGCTTCGTCAAAGCACTCTTCTGGGAGGATGAGGAAGTCGTGATGCAGCTCCATCCTAGGGCATCGGAGTACGTGAACAACCACCCGCACTGTCTTCACCTCTGGCGGGCGATCGCTCCGACACCGCCGATCCCCGAGCCGCCTTCGATCTACGTCGGGGTGAAGGGGGTGCCGGGTGCCGTTGCGGCTGAGTGAAGATGGACGGACTCCATGGGAGCGTGGCTACGAAGCCGGGATGCGGGGTGATGCTTCCCCGGGGTGGCGGTATCCGATGCCGTGGATGACGTGGGCGGAGCGCCTCTTCATCATGGGGTTCAACTGTGGGAGTGCTGCGAGTGGCGGCGAGGGGGAGTGGCCGTGGCCGAGTTCACAATCAACATCGACCTAGACAAGAAGTGTACGAGGTGCAAGAAGCCGGGGGCGACGACGGCGGGTGGTCTGTGCCTGGAGTGTGTGGCGAAGGGGATCAAGGAAGGGAAGTACGACCACATCATCCGGCGCCAGCGTGGGGTGCTTGGCCTCGTGGAGGATGCGGCGAATGCTGAGGTGCGCCAGTGCGCGAGGTGCCGAAACGTGTTCGTGCCGGGGGCTTCGGCTGGGAGTCTCTGCCCTCCGTGCGCTCGGGTAGTGGTTGAGGATGAGATTGCGGCCCAGGGAGGGGATCTCGAATGAGCGGAGCGATTGAGAAGGCCATTCAGCATCTTGACCATGATCGTGGCAAGGAATCGCAGCTACAACACGAAGTCATCGGGCCAGCCCGCGCCGAACTCGCCGCCATGCGCGCCAAAGCTGACTGGCACGACCGGGGCATGGACACCGTCGCGGGATGGGTCGGAAAGAGAGAAACGCACATCGTTGACCACATCTGTTGCCTTGGCTTCGAGCGGGATCGGCTGGACAAGGAATGCGCCTCCCTCCGCGAGGAGAACGCGCGGCTCAGAGAGGCCCTCTCGTTGCTTCATGTGAGGGCCGAGAATCTGTGCATCGTCGCGCGGGAGGCGGTGGCGGGTGCGGCGTCGGGGAACTTCGTAATCACCGCGGTCTTGCAGGTCGAGTCGCTTCTACCGAAGGACGAGGTGCGAAGTGCCACGGAAGGGTGATGAGACGATCTATGTCTCGAACGTGGCTGGCGGCTACCGCTTCTTCTGTGTGGTGTGCGGGAAGGATGAGGTCGTCGCCATCCCGCCAACCGGCATGCCGATCCCCGTCTTCGTCACCTGGTCCAAGGAGATCGAGAAGCGTCACGTCTCGTGTCGTGGGAAGACTCCAGCATTCACCCCTGACGGCGGCGCATTGCCTGGTTCTCTCCTCTGATCTTTGTTCGGTGGGTGGTTGGGTTGAGGGGCCGGCGCGACAGAGGGGCTTGGCGGGGCTTCTGATGGCTGTGGTGTGCTACACCGCGGCACCACCGCCTACCACCGGCTCCGGCGAGTTGAGGATGGGGGTGACGTAACACCCCGGTTTCGTGTAGACTGCCGACCGGATCGCTGGTCGCGGGCAGAGGTGGTGGCAGTGGTGACACCAGGGAGTGGCGCGGGGGGCGGATAGGTGGCAGCCGGGAAGTCGTTCACGGCGAAGGATCATCAACGCGCCTTCCATCTCTGGCTCAGGCTTGGATCATTCCGAGCGGTGGGGAAGCAGAGAGGGATGCCGAGCCACAAGACTGTCACCATCTGGGGCGGTGACTACGACTGCCCGTACCACTGCGGGTGGCATAACTGGGCAGCACTGAAACAGAAGCTCGCTGGCAATTCTGCGGCGGTCGGCGATGCCGTGAGGAGGCCGGGCGGTGTCGTCGAGGTGGCGGGGGCGGAGGTCCAGGCCGAGGTCGTCTCGGAGGTGGAGGAGCTTCGCAGCCTAGTCAGATCGCGGGCCGAGCGGCTGAAGGTGATCCGGGCGCTCGAAGGGCTCGGCATCGAACGTCTCAAGCAACTCCAAGAGCGGCAGGAGAAGGAGCTTGCGGGGAAGGGTGAGCCGATCAACCTGGGAGAGGTTGACAAGGTCATGGGGCTGATCTTCCGGACGTGGGATGAGGAGCGGCTCGAACTCGGGAAGCCGACGCAGATCATTGGTGCGGAGATTCATCAGACGCAGGCAATCGTGGACGTAGCAGAAGTCCTTCAGGAGATGGATGCTGAAACGCGGCGCGCCTTCATCGCAGCCTACCGTAGACGACTCGCAAGCGCACTCCCTGTCGTGGCCGGTGGGTGACGTCGACCTACTCGCGTGGTCGATGGAGTATCGGTACATCAAGAACGACAGGGGCGAGTGGGTTCCATACACGATCTTTGCGCCTGGACGCCATTACCCGTTCCTCGAACCGCTGTTCGACGACGTGATGGAGGCGCTCGTCTATCACCGCGCATTACGGCAGGTGGTGGTGAAGCCTACGCAGGTCGGGCTCACCGAGTACGCGATCAGCCTCTTGCTGTTCTTCGTCGACAAGCTCAGGAGCAACGCGCTCTACACGCTGCCGGTCCAGAGCCAGCTCGGCGACTTCGCGCACATGCGCATCGACGAGGTCATTCAGCACTCGCCGTACCTGGCGGCGCTGTTCACTGACATCTCGAACGTCGGTCTGAAGAAGGCGCGGACGGGTGGCATCTACCTCCGCGGCTCGAACTCAGAGGCGCAGCTCGAAGAGTTGTCGGCTCGGCTCCTGATCCGTGATGAGTTGGACCGCCAGAACCAGGACAACGCGGAGCTTGCGAGGAAGAGGCTCACGGGGCAGGTCAATCCATGGCAGGTCGACATGAGCCATCCAACGGTCCGTGGCAAGGGGATCTGGAAGGAATACGAGAACTCGTCCATGGGCGTCTGGGTCTTCTCCTGTCCTCACTGCAATGAGGAGCAGCCTTTCGTGTGGGCGGATGAACGCGGGGTGCTGGTCAACGTCTCAGAGGACCTCACCGCGTTTCGTTGCGCTGCGTGTGGGAGGGCGTTGGCGAAGGAGGCGCTGCTCAGTGGGAGGTACCGCGACACGGACGTTGGGAACCCGGTGCGCGGCTATCAGTTCCCGGCGATGCTCTCGCCTGTCGGTCACCTGGAGATGTTCGCCAGGGAGTGGGTGCTCGCTCAGGGCAATCCGCTGCTCCTCCAGTTGTTCTACAACACGGCGCTCGGCCTTCCGTACTCTGCCGGCGGCATGAAGCGGTCGAAGGAGCAGATCGAGGCCCGGATGAAGGGCAACCCGGCGATGGCGAATGAAGATCCGGGGCCGACGACAATGGGTATCGACGTTGGCGGCACTCTCCACTACTGGATTCAGCGCGGCGATCTCGTGGTGCGGGTGGGGATGGTTGGGAGCTGGAGCGAACTCGACTACTTCGCTCGGATGTTCAACGTCAAGTGTGCGGTGATCGATGCCGACCCCGAGTTTCACAAGGCGCGCGAGATCCGTGACCACTTCCGGGATGGGTTGGGCATCGACGCTTGGGTGTGTGAGAGGGAGGGCGGTGGCAAGCCCGACCGCTGGGAGCTGTCGCACGACGAGCGGATTCTGCGCGTCAACATGACCTGGCAGTTCGATGAGTTCTTCGCAGGGCTCTCGGCGGTGCGGCTTCCTATCGACCTCCCGGAGGAGGCCATCAGTCATCTCCTGGCGCCGGAGCGGGTGGAGGTCCGCACACAGACCGGAGTCCGTGGCGGGTACAACAAGGGCGTCTGCCACTGGGCGGATGCGGGGTGCTATGCGATGGAGGGCCAGAAACTGCTGCGGGTCAGCGGCCGGTTGACGGATGGAGTCAGTATCACTAGCATGACAAAGCAGAGCAGGTGGAAGCTGGGGTCGTAGCGGGCGGGGACTGGGAGGACGATGGCTGACGACAAACGCACCACGCTGACTACGGAAGAGCAGATCCGGGTCTCGTTCGGCGAGTTGGGGACGACGGGCCTCTCTCGGTGGGGCGGGCAGGTCACGGAGGGCTTCGTCAAGGAGCTTCAGGGCGACAAGGGCCGCAAGATCTTCCGCGAGATGGCGGAGACCGATCCGATCATCGGCGCCTCGCTGCTCGTTCTCGAACTCATCATGCGCACGGCTGTCTGGAACGTGGAGACGGACGGAGAGTCCGACAGCGACAACCTGGCTGTCGAGTTCGTCCAGAGCTGGATGGACGATATGTCGCACTCGTGGTCGTCGTTCGTCACGGAGTGTTGCACGTTCTTCGTCTTCGGGTGGAGTGCCTTCGAGCACGTCTGGAAGAAGAGGGAGGGGCCGAAGGGCGAGATCCCTTCCCAGTACGATGATGGGCTCATCGCACCGCGCAAGCTCGCGATCCGCGGCCAGACGTCCTTGGCGAAGTGGGAGTTCGACGAGGGCGGCGGGATTCGTGGGCTGTGGCAGAACAGCGCGAGCTTCCAGCAGGTCTTCGTGCCGATTGAAAAGCTGCTCCTCTTCCGCACGAGGGAGGCGAAGGGCAACCCGGAGGGTCGCAGCATCCTCTTGAATGCCTACCGACCGTACTTCTTCAAGAAGAATGTCGAGCAGATCGAGGGCGTCGGTGTCGAGCGCGACCTTGCGGGGTTGCCGGTGATGTACGTCCCGATCGAGGTCCTGACCAACCCTGCGCTCTCGTCGATCAAGGACGCCTGCGACAAGATCGTGCGGAACGTGCGCCGTGACGAGCAGGAAGGCATCCTCATGCCGCGCGATCCGATCCACCCCGAAGCGTACGAGCTGAAGCTGTTGTCGACGGGCGGCACCCGGCAGTTCAATACGACGGAGATTGTGAACCGTCACACGGCGCACATGATGATCGCGCTGCTCACTGACTTCCTGTTGGTCGGTCACGAGCAGGCAGGGAGCTACGCGCTCATCGAGTCGAAGCAGGAGACGGCGCGCACGGCGGCGATGGGCTACCTCGTGGGGATGGCCGGCGTCTTGAGCCGCCACCTCGTCACGAAGTCGATCGACTTCAACTCGCAGGCGTTCCCTGGCTTGACCCGCTACCCAAGGCTCGAGGTGAGTCTGCCGAAGGTGCCGTCGGTTGAAGAGATCATGACGGCGATCGACTCTCTGGCGAAGGCTGGCGCTGATCTGTTCCCGAACCTCAACCTCGTCAACCGCGTACTCCAGGAGGTGGGGCTGCCGGGGATTACTGAGGCGGAAGCGGCCGAGGCGGCGATGGGGTCGGCGGAGGAAGGGGTCGAAGGCGCGACGCTCGCGGGTCGGGCGCTGAAGTATCGTCTACCGTACAGAGAGGTGGGAGGGGTGGCGGATGGCGGAAGAGTTGAGATCTGATCTCGAAGGCGGGCAAGCGCGGACGCCAGAGGTGCTTGGGAAGGGAGTAGGGGCGCCGGCTGGGGCAAGGGGGCCTGCGGTCGCGGCGACGGGGCCGACTGGGGGCACGGGTCCGACGGGTCCTAAGCTGTCGCAGGAGAAGATTCAGGCGGCGGTGGAGGGTGCTCGGCTCCAGGTGATGAAGCTCCAAGAGCTGCTGGCGCAGGGCTTCGAGAAGCTGAGCGGGGCGAAGATCCTGAACCTCAAGCCAACCGACGTCGTCGTGTTCACCGGGGAGATCACGCCGGAACTCTGGCAGGCGATCAGTGCGTCCTGGGAGCAGTTCTGGGCGACGCGCGGCATCCTGGCGCCGGCGCTCTGGCATGTTCCGCCGACGATGGATCTCCGGGCGCTGGATGAGGGGCAGATGCGTGCGCTCGGCTGGGTGAGGTCGGGGCTCATCGTGCCGAAGTAGGGGGGAGGGGAGGGGGATGGGCCTCGGCTACACGCACGGCTTGTACTTCCGCTTCGGACAGCCGAAGGACTCGCAGAGAATCCTTGCCCTGCACCCGGAAGGGTCTTCGGCCGAGGTTCGCCGCTCTCTCCCAATCTCGTTGCTCGTGCGCCCAGACGTTCTCGTTCGTGGGGGTCTAGCCTACAAGAAGCTCGGGGAGCCGCAGAACCCGCCGAAGGGCGCTGCGGTCTTCTTCTGGCGAGATGGCCAGGTCGTCGAGGTCCACAAGGCCGGGCCGACGGCGGCGGATGAGGACAAGCTCACGGCGAAGGTCGCCTCGATCTTCAACGGGCAGAAGGATCTCCTCTCGAACTCGGACATCAAGACGGCGATCGAGAGTGGCACCCCGATCCTGATCGCGGATCAGGTGGAGTGGGAGCACGGTATCGCTAAGCCGTTACTCGACGACATCGAAGAGTCGCGCCTTGCTCAGTTTCGGAAGGCGGGCAACGGTGCGGTCAAGGAGTGGAGTGGCGAGGCCTTGAGCTTCAAGGTCACCAACCCGCGCTCCCAGCACTTCATTGAGACGTACGGCGCGAAGCTCGTCACGGCGATCACCGACGAGACGAGGGATGGCCTTCGCAAGATGCTGTCGACGGCCTACAGGGAAGGGCTGTCGGTCGACCAGACCGCGGCGCTGATCCGGGGGTCAATCGGCGTCACCGGGCGGCAGGCGATTGCTCTGCGGCGGTTCGCGGAGAATGCCTACGGGAACCTGCCGGCGGAGATTGCGGAGCGGCGCATCGCTCGGTACAACGAGAAGCTCATCAACTACCGGGCGCGGATGATCGCGCGTACCGAACTCATCCGGGCGTCCAATCAGGGCGAGCTTGAGGGATGGCGCCAGCTTCAGGATGAAGGGATCTTCGCGCGTACCGGCACTAAGAAGTTCTGGATGATCGCCTACGACGAGCGGACGTGCGACATCTGCATTGGCCTCGATGGGCAGGGTGTCGAGCTGAAGGAGCCGTTCGCGTCGGGTGATGATGCGCCGCCCGCTCACCCACACTGCCGCTGTACGATCTACCTGGTGCCAGAGGACATGCCGCGCCTCCAGAGCATGATCCCGGAATCGGAGAGGAAGAAGCTCGAAGATCGTGGGCTCAAGCTCCAGCCGGCGCCGACGAAGGAAGATCTCCAGTGGTCGTGGGAGAAGCCTACGCCGGGGGCGTCGACGGTGTCGGAGGTGCTGGGCGTCGGTGGGGGGAAGGGCGGCGAGGTGGCTGCGCGTGCGTACGAAAGGGCGCTCGGCACGGCCGAGTGGGAGATCCGAACGGCTCCTATCGAGCACGTTGTCGTTGTCGACGAGCGCGGGAAGGTCCTCACGCACCTCAAGGGTGGGCGTGACTCGTGCGCGATTCCGCCTGCTGATATGGCGAAGCTGAGAGGTGCGACGCTCACGCACAACCATCCCGGCTGGCAATACAACGCTGAGTGGGATAAGTACGGCCAGTCGTTCTCGATCGATGACATAAAGCTGGCGCGCAAAGCCGGGACGAAGGAGATCCGCGCCGTCGGCAAGGACCGCACTTACGTCATGGGGTCGCAAAACCTGGGCTCGATCAAGGACTTGGAGCAGGAGATCGCGCTTGCCGAAAAGAAGGTGCAGGCGATTGACGTGCCGACCTTTGTTGGTGAGCAGAGAGCCGTGAGGATGCAAGAGGCGAATCGTTCGTACTGGCACAGAGTGTGGGAAGAGTTGGCGAAGAAGTTCAATCTCGACTACCGAGTGGAGTTCCACGAAGCGTGATAGAATAGCCTGCGAGCCTAGGGGGCAAGCATGCGCAAAATGAAGGGCGTCGGGATAGATGACAAGGAGTTGTCGCTCCCGGCGTACAGTCCGGTGTGCGGGGCGTGCCTGCATCAGCAAGGGCGAAGGCGCTGCAAGGCGTTCGTTGGACTGATCCCGGCTGCGATATGGGAAGGAAAGGACCTCCACAAGAAGAGGGTGCGTGGCGATCATGGGATCACCTTCGCGCCGAGAGAATAGCGCGACTCAAGGGGTGACAAGATGGCGGGCGAAGGAAACAAAGCGCGGGAGCTGGTGAAGGGTCAGACGCTCGACGTGCAGTGCGAGGTTGGTGGGGTCACGTTGCGGGTCGACGGGGCGCTGGAGGATGGCGGGCGCGCGATCCAGTCGCTGGCGCTACTCGCAGAGGCGGCAGGCGGGCCGGCGCTGCTGGAGGTGGCTTACGTCGGGCTACCTGACCGCGAGTGCGAGCCGAAGAAGGTGCTCTACAGGGTATCGGGGTCGTTCTCGTTGCGGGTCGATGGGGTGGAAGGGTGAACGGCGGGCCGCTCCTGGCGCTGCCAGAAGGTGTGGAGCGCGTCTGGGCGGTGCCTGGCGACCTCTTGGGCGATACCTTCGCCTCGACGACTAGCGACATGCGCCGGTACAAGCGGCTGATCGCGGCCGAGCAGCTCGACGGGGAGACGGCTAAGGCGTTCGACATCGACTCGGACTTCATGGCGACGCGCCGCTGGGAGTACGGGTACGCGGTCGAGATGCTCTGGCAGTCGTACGGGCGAACGGGAGGTTCGCCGCTCCGGGTGCTTGACGTCGGGTGTGGTTACCGCCCATTCACCTTGTTCCTGGCCTCGCTCTCCCTTCGCCTCACGGAGTCGCGGCGCCGTCTTGTCGCGGTTGGGGAGGGGCGCACGCTGGAGGTGTGGGCGCTCGACAACGAGTCGTGGGAGACGAAGGAGCCACTCGCCGACCGTCTCGCACCGCGCGGTATCCATTTCGTGCACGGCGATATGACGGCGATGACGTTCGCCGGGGAGATGTTCGACGCGGTCTTTGCGATCTCGGTATTCGAGCACCTACTCCGCGAGGATCTGCAATCGGCGCTCTCTGAGTGCCTTCGCGTACTGCGCCCTGGGGGCATTCTCGTGGCGACGGTCGACGCCTGCCAGAAGGTCAAGGCGCTGGTGCCGGAAGGCGAACCGCCGGCGGATGTCATTCGGACTCAGGGTGGGCGCCCGGTGGCTGGTTGCCTCGTTCGGAAGGTGTGGAGGGGAGGACATGGCTCAGCGTAGCAGGAAGGAGCAGCAGGCAGAGTGGCGGCGCATCGCCTACCAGGAGCAGAGGCTCAAGGAGACGGTCGGCGCCGAGGTCTTCTTCCGCGACTACGTGTTCAAGGTGACGCGCTTGCCTTCGCCGAAGTGTGGGCTGTGCTACGGTCGCGGCCACGGGGGATGGGATGTCCAGCGGGGGAGGGTGACTCCATGCCAGTGCGTAGGCAACTGGTCGATCGTGCACCGTGGGAAGCTGGCGGTCGGCGACGTCTGGTTGGGATTCGCCGGGTCGGTGGTGCAGGTTGAGGAGCTGCTCGGGGAAGGGCCGAAGGTCGCGACGTTCGCTTTGCCTGGCGAGCAGCCGGCTCCGATTGAGGAGGGGGCGCCGTGTGCCGCTTCTACAGCTTCCTGATCGACCTCGCGTGGCTCAGGGAGCCGGTGGAGGTCATCGGGGAAGTTCACCACCAGCGCATCGCGGCGGGGGCTGGGATCGGCGACGGGATGCTCGGCACTCGATTCCTCCAGCCTGAGCTGCTGCTGCCGTTGCGGGAAGTGGTGTTCGGCGACAAGCTGGCGATCAACCGGGTGACGATGAGCCAAGCGGTCAACCAGTCGCGGACGCCGCCGATTCTCGGGCCGACGTATGCGCCAGAACTCTTCTGGGTCGACAACCATGCGGCGCCGCTCGATAAGGTGACGCGGGGGACGAACGTCTTCTTGGCTGAGAGGTTCGGGACGGTCGAACGGTTCCTGGAGTTCGTCGAGGGCCAGTGGGAAGTGGCTTGGCTCGACGCGCTGTTCTGTCTCTCGGCACGCGGACTTGAGCTGATGGGTGTCGATCCGGTGACATCCGACGTAGTGCAGATGGTCGCTCGGCGCCAGCTTGGTCCGGTGTTGGTAGCGCCGCTCGTTCGCGGGCTCAATGCGAAGTACGGGGCGTCGCCGATTTGCGACTTCGAGACGTTTGCCTCGGCCTTCCGTGATCACAGGAACAGGGTGGAGGAGTGGCGGGAGGATCGCCGCACCTTCTTGGTCGAGGGGGAAGAGGAAGCTCCTCTGCTGAAGGTGACGGCGCACGAACTGACAGCGATGTGGGTGGCGAGCTGATGGGGAGGAAGGTCCACCTTGTGATCGCGGGGCACCTGCCGCGGAAGGAGAACGAGCGGCGGATCGTTCGTGGCCGGCGCGGCAAGCCGATGTCGATCAAGTCGGAGGCGGCAATCTCCTACGTCGCTGCCGTGGCCTTCCAGGTGCCTGCGGACTTGAAGATGAGCCTCGGCTCTGAAGGGCATCCGCTGTCAGTCGTCGGCATCGTCTACTACCCGTGGCGGCTGCGCGGCGACTTGTCGGTGGAGTTGCTGCTCGATGCGCTTCAGCAGGCGCGTGTCATCTCGAACGATCACCACGTCGTCGAGAACTGCTTCGTCAAGGGCTATTCGAAGGACCGACCGCGAGTCGAGGTCACGGTCACCGAGCTGGACGACTGGAACTGGGAGGCGCCGGATGGTGTGGCGCTGAGTGCGGTCAGGGGAGGGCTGGTGGAGTGAGCGTCACCATCCACACAGTCGATGTCCTTGGCTGGGCGCGAGACTATTCTGGTCCGCCGTTCCATGCTTTGCTCTGCGATCCGCCTTACGAGCTTGGCTTCATGGGCAAGAAGTGGGACGCGCAGGGAGTAAGTTTCCAACCTGAGACGTGGGCGGCGCTGTCCGAGCATCTGCTGCCTGGCGCGATGGTGTTGGCGTTCGGCGGCACGCGGACCTGGCATCGGCTGGCGTGCGCGCTGGAGGATGCGGGGCTTGAGATCCGCGACACGCTGATGTGGGTCTACGGGTCGGGCTTCCCTAAGTCGCTGGATATCTCGAAGGCGATTGACAAGGCGGCGGGGGCAGAACGAGAAGTCATCGGGCATCGGCCTATCGGTTACCCGGATTCAGACTGTTGGGGCGTTCCTTGCTCTGGGGGAAAGGCGAACAACGATGTGTCGTACAGCGGTGGCTTGGGGGCGGTCGAGCCTGGAGGTACGACAGCTATCACAGCGCCGGCAACGGTTGCCGCGCGTGCCTGGTCTGGCTATGGGACTGCTCTCAAGCCCGCCTGGGAGCCGATCATCGTAGCGATGAAGCCTCTCGACGGGACGTTTGCGGGAACCGCGCTCAAGCATGGCGTGGCGGGGATCAACGTGGATGGGTGCAGGGTTGGGCTAAGTGACGTAGTCGAGAACAATGGCCGCTGGCCTGCGAACCTGATCCACGACGGCAGCGCGGAGGTGTTGGCGTTGTTCCCGCAGAGCGTTGGACGAGCGCATGCCACACCAGTGCATGGAGGTGCCTTCGGGAAACACGCCTGCTTTGGCAGGGCGGATGGGGCGACGACGGCGCGTTACATCGAACCTGGATCCGCCGCGCGGTTCTTCTACTGCGCTAAGGCGTCGCGTTCCGAGCGCGAGGCGGGCCTTGACGGACTTCCAATGCGTGTGCTGGCACGCTCGAACATGGCACAGGCGAAGGACGGTCGCGGGGAAGAGATCTCTCGTGCCGAAACGTCGAACGGACTGAACACGACGAGCCGTACTCGTAATCACCATCCTACGGTGAAGCCTCTCGCCATCACGCGCTACCTGGCGACGCTGATCCTTCCGCCGGAGTGCTCCGCGCCGAGGCGGCTGCTTGTTCCGTTCGCGGGAAGCGGGTCCGAGATGATCGGCGCGATACAGGCTGGATGGGAAGAGGTCGTCGGGATCGAGCGCGAGGCGGAGTACGTGGAGATCGCCAAGGCAAGACTTGCACAGCGCGGGGCGGAATAAGGAGGCGAGGGGATGTGAACGAAGAGAAGGTAAGCGAGAAGGCGACGGAACAGGATCTGCAACACATTCGGACGACTCCCTGCGTGACGATCTCGGAGCTTGTCGGGTGCCGGAGGTGTGGGAAGACGCACCACGCGCCGACGCAATTCCTCAAGCTGAGCAATCCGGGGATGCTCGAGGTCACGCACTTCTATATCTGTGAGGAGACGGGACAGCCGGGGCTGATCGGGTGGGAGCTGAAGGACGGGGCTATCGGGGCCTCGATGCTGTAGGGGGTGGGGCGGTGGAGAGAAGAGACGAGGGGTGCGTGACGTCGACGGGTGATGTACCTGGAGGCGATGTCTACCGCATCACATCGGGCGGCCTCTTCGCGAATGGTAGGTGCATCGGGCGTGTGGTGGGAGGTGTGTTGCGGATGGATACTGGGGGACTCCCGAAGACTCAGGAATCGAGGCGCCGGCGGATCGTCGAGACGACGAGGCCGGGGGAGGGCTGGCGGGCGTTCCGCCGCGCGAAGTGGTGGGAGGTCCAGCTCGTCATCTGGGCGCGGTACGCCGGGCGGTGCGCGGTGCGGTGGTGCGCCAGGCGCTCGCCGGCAATCGCAGGTCCGTGCGTCGGCTCGCGTCGCGTTCGGATTGTGTGGCCGGGTGACATCGTGCACGTCGACGGCATGCCGCAGCTCTGGCAGATCACTGGCGGCCAGACGGTGGAGGAGTGGCGAGCGGGCGGAGCGATCTGTCGGGCGGAGATGTGTCCGCGTAGCGACGCGTGTCGGCATCGGGTAGTGGAGCAGAAGAAGTAGAGCGGAGGAGGGACGAGGGATGCAAGGGATGCAAAGGGTTTGGCGGCTGGTGGGGACAGATGTTCTCGGGACTATGGAGGTCGATGGCGTTGGGCTGGTGACCTTCACTCCATGCAATGGCGCGGATCTGGAGCCGGTGCGCGTGCCGCTGGGTGATCTCACCCCGACACACTTCAAGCTGCCTGACGGTTGCGTGCCGGAGAGGAAGGGGCGCTTCGCGCTTGAGGATCTGAGCATCGGGCGGTTTGCACTTGAGGTGCCAGCCGAATCCGTGGTCGCGGTCGAAGAGCGTCCGAGCCGCGGGACGGTGCGGATTGTCTTCCGGGGGCTGGTGGCGGCGGGGTTCCCGAAGTGGATGGCGGGTGAGGAGGCGCTGACGCGGCTCGTGCTGACGGATGAGGGGCTCTCCTCTGTCCTCATCCCGGCGGTGGAGAAGGCACCTGCGGACCGATGAGCATCGTTGCGCACCCTCTCTTCCTCGTCGTCTTCGTGGCGTGGGTTGTCGGCTGGCGGCTGACTGCGCACCTCGTGCGATGGATGCGGGGCAAGGGGATGAAGCCGTTCGCGTGGTTCGCTGACGAGTGGTTGCTGGCGTTCTTGCTCTGGTGGGCGGTTGCCGCTTTCATACTCGCGGGTGCGCTTTCGGCTATTCTACTTCTTGTGACACGGGGCTTGTCCGGGGCAATGAATCGGCGGGCGGGGAAGAAGGAGGTCGACCACAAGTGACGACGGGGAAGGTAGTACTACGCGCGTTCAGTGGCGAGGGTGAGGAGTTGGCGGAGTCAGTGAAGGGGGCTCCGCGCTTTGTCGTCACGTTGGCGAATGGTGAGGAGCGGACCATCACCAACGACCTCGGTGCGGACCTGACGGCGGAAGATGTCGCGGCGCTCTGCCAGAAGATGCAGGTCGCGCGGCTGGAGGCTCGGGGGATCGAGGGCGACGTGCGGAAGGCGGTCGAGGAGGCCGGCGTCGAGTGCGCGACAACGGCGCTGAACGAGGAGCCGATCTTCGTCAAGGGGCAGGAAGAGGGGGCGCTGCGAGCGGTGCTCGGGTCGTGGGAGGGAGGCGAGGGGCTTGTCGCGGTCGTGAAGAATGTCGCGGGTACGCGGCTTCTCGTCGACTGGATCTTCCCGAACCGGCTGCGGGTGGAGGGCGATCCGAAGGCGTACCCGTCTGATGGGCTCATCGCCGCCTTGCAGGGGTTCGGTTGCGCCGAGTGTGTGATGGAGTGCACGGCGCTGACGAAGGAAGGGGCGACCCTTCTCACGGCCTTCGACTTGGTGTCGGTGGATGGGCAGTCGCTCGCCGACCAGCCGTACGTTCACCGGGTCAATGCGCTGAAGGGCATCTTCCCGGCAGAACAGGCGCCAGAGGCGGCGGTGCGCTTCGCGTGCCCGGACATCACGTTCATGCGGCTGGAGTCCGCGGCGGACTTGCCGGATGCGGCGCTCGCCTTGCGGAAGGAGGTCCAGGGAGGGGCGGCGCTGGTCTTCGATGCGGCGCAGAGCTATCCGGTGTCTGATGGCGAGAGGCGGATGGCGCTCTACTCGGGGCGTATCCAGAAGAAGTCGCTCCGCGAGCGAGTGGGCACGGCGTTTGAGGTGCTGAGGAAGCTCGGCGGGGGGTGACGTGCGCGACTTCATCGTGTCCTACGGAACGCGCCCGGAGCTTCACAAGCTGTGGCCGGTCATCCACCGCCTGCGGTGTGATGGGGCAAAGGTGTTCGTCTTGTGCACGGGGCAGCACTCGACCCTCCTCCGCTCGTCAGAGGCGGCGATCGGCCTCGTGCCGGACTTCAACCTCTGGGCGATGGCGCCGGATCAGACACTTCTCGAACTCGCCGGCAGGCTCATGTCGAAGGTTGCGGAGTGGGCTTTCGGTCAGGACTTCTCTGCGTCGCCCGAGTGCTGGATCGTCCAAGGCGACACGACGAGTGCGCTGATGATGGCGCTTGCGGCTCGCTACCTCAAGATCTCGGTCGCTCATGTCGAGGCTGGCTTGCGGACGTGGGATGATGACAACCCGTTCCCAGAGGAGATCAACCGGCGGCTAATCGCGCAGCTCGCGCTGTTGCACTTCGCACCGACGGAGCGCGCGGCTGACGCTCTGGTGTCGGAAGGGATTGGGCGGAGCTTCATCTCTGTGGTGGGTAACACAGAGGTCGATGCGACGCTCATGGCGATCGACCGTGTACCGGCGCTCGTGTTCCCGGTGGTGGATGAGAGACGGTACGTCGTCGTCACCGCGCACCGGCGCGAGTCGCAGGGCGATGCGTTGAAGGAGATCGCCCGGGCGCTCGGGTTGCTCGCGGAGGAGTATCCTGACACAGACTTCTACTTCGTGCTCCATCCGAATCCGCGGGTCGTCG